GACCAACTCCGGCATCGACGAAAAGTTAGTGACAACCACTGGGGTCCCACACGCTTGGGCCTCAATGATTGGAATCCCGAAGCCTTCTCCCTTACTTGGGCACAAGAGCATGTCCGCTGCGTTGTAGAACATCGAGAGGTACTTGGGAGTGTACTCGCCGATCCACAGCTTGTAGCGATTGGGAAAGCGGACGTTGTCTTGCAGGCCCATCGACTTGACCAGGCCGGCCAGATCCCCTCCACCCATCACCTTCGTGTAGTCAGTGTGGATGTACAGAATCGCTGGCTTCGGCAAATGGGGAAGAGCAGACTTGAAAGCTTGAAGGGCCTCGACGAGACCCTTACGACTCGGCCACCCCTTGTTGGCAGAGACCATCACGCCGAGCCAGGCCGCGTCCTCGCAAACGTTCTTCCTGAAGGCGGCGACGTCGTCTTCGGAACGCACCCGATAGTCCGTGACCTCGACGCCGTGAGGGATGTAGTACGATCCGATCCCAGCCCTGCGAAGGGCGTCTTGGCCAAACTTTGCATAGGTGATCGGGAAGTCCGCTGCCAAGACGGGATCAATCACGATCTGCGGCACGGGGTCATGATCCACGGGAAGCCAGGGGGCCCAAAGACACTTGTCGAGCTCCTTGATCGACTCCTGTCTGATCACCCAGATGTCGATCAGGGTGATGAGCACGTCAGCCTTGAAGTGATCGCAGTGGGCGCCGAACATGTCGTTCCCGTAGGGGTCGACACCACGCGGATAGATGGGGATCCCATCCATGACCATCCCGCCACCCTCAAGACCGAACCACGCGAAACACGCCACGTCCTCGACAGTCGGCAAGCGCTTCAAGCGCGGCAAGAGTGACTTGCCCTGCACACCGTACCCGCTAGTACACCAGGGGGCATTGCTTGCGTACATGATGCGAAGAGCGTTTTTCTGAGTGCTATCCATCTTCCGATAAGCCTTTCTGCTGTGACACTTAGGTCTAGCCCAGGGTCTCCTGGAATGACCCAGTCACTCGCGAACCATCAAGATGAGTATCCCATCATCTGAACCAAGAATGAAGCTCTGGGAGGCTCCTGGCCTCTGCTAACTTGTAGGCGCGACATCAATCCTGAACAGCGCCCCATAGTGTTGAAACGTACGTCCTTCATCGATCTCTACATACTCAACACCTGAGTCCTTTCTGATGCGCACCGTACGCCATCCAGTCATCGTCAAGGGCTTGTCTTCAAGAAGTGCGCTCACTGCAGCAATGATGTTGGCAGCGCGAGAAGCACTCAGTCCTTCATCCACAACCTTGATCTGATAGAGCGATGACTCTTGCTCGATACCAGAGAAGGTGTGACTCGCCACGTCTGACTGTTGATTGAAGAGGATGTATGGCAGACTAGCCTCATTGGGGGCGAGCATCCTGTACACACCCGTACATCCGAGAGTGCCCAGAGTGGCCGTACCCAAATGAGCCACCAACCTGCTGTAAAGCGCTGCATCCACTTGCTGCATCAAAGGCTCCTAAGCATCTCTTTCATTGCGGTAACAAAGGCTGGGAACTCAGTCTCACCAGCTGGAATCATGTATGGTCGAGCTGACGCGCGACGAGTCCCAAACTCTACGTAGGCCGCGTAGTCGGTATGCGGTGCGACAATAGCCAACAGTCCGCCAGATTCGATTCCCGTCGAAATGGAGTTTTTCAACGTGCCAGTGTCGACTGGGACCAACGTTTTCGCCCTTGCCTCAACCCTAAAGGCTGTCGTTCTCACAACAGCAGACGCTTGGCCAGGCATCTTCGCCGCAATCTCTGGGAACCGATCAAACTCGATGACGAATGTGGTTTTTAGCATCAGACCCTCGTTGCCACAGCTCGACAAGCGGTTGAGAAGGTGTGATCAAGAACGCCAACAACGTCATAGCGCGCCGAAGCCAAGGTCAAACGATCTTCACTCTGGACGGAGGTTCCAAATGGCATGGTAAACGTCGTGAGGGCCTCGTCGGAGACTCGCCCGGCCAGGGCTCGCTCCTTGGCCGACGTCGCTGCCCATCGACACAAAACGGTGCCAACATTGATGAAACTCCGTGTTGAGCCACCCATACCGTCTGAAACAAGGGTGCCACGGGTGATGACAACCTGGGCTGTCATTGTTGCATCCTGTTGGGCTCGCAGATCAGTGAGTTCCTGTTGGGTTAGCATGATTCAGCACCTAGCGAGAGACATCGACACGAGTGAACGGAACGTAAACGATACCCCTCGCAGCAGAGTACATACCATGCATTTCCTTGCAATGGCGGAACCAATCTGATCGACTGAATGAGGCCCCATCGGCAGTGAATGAGTACAAAGACGCCTTAGCCCCAGCGAGCTGTCTCCATCCAGCGGCGGCAGCAGCATTGAGGTCAAAGGTTGACGCATCGATGAGGCGAACGGAACCGCCCTGGTTATCGGTGAAGACAAAACGACCATTGAGAAAGTCAGCTGAGTAAGCTGACCCGCTGATGGTGTTGCCGCCAGAATCGAACATTCTGAAGGTCACTGGGTAAGCAGTCCCAGCCGTTCCCTCGATGTTGCGAAGAGGGGTCTCAAAGACCTTGTAGACGACCGTTCCGCTCTCGTTTTGGCCTCGTGCCGTCAACGGATGGGCATAGAAGTCGAGCCGATGGGCGTCCAAAATGCTGAGGGCCTCACTGTCGTCCCACACGGCACCTGTTGGGTCAGCGACCATATCTCTCCACGTCGTAATGATCGTTGCCATTCCAGCACGGGATGGATCAAGTGTTCCTGTCATCAGGCCATCGACTCCTAATATCGAGCGGAGTAACGAGATCCCATTCGCTAGGATTCGTTAGGTCAACAGTTCGTACGGCTGTAACACGTGAGCCGTAGTTCGCGGTGACAACGTATGATTGTGAAGAACCTTTGCCTCGCACAATGTCGCCTGGCTGCAGTTGGCGCATTTCGTCGTAGGTCATCCCTTCACCTTCCGCAGCACAGCGTGAATGTTATAGGCGAGATCGATACCAAGTTGCTCAATACGCCACTTTCGTGTGGTGTAGAAGCCGTACTTTTGACCCCAGGCTGTCCGTGGGTCAAGATAGTGGAACGATTCTGGGTGATAGCAGCGAACGTGAGTTGGATCAATCGCTGCGTTTTCACTGTTCCACATTGGTGTTCTGATAGCTATCGTTCCGCCATCCTCAAGGACCCGCCAGGCCTCGTCAAAGAATGCGACGAAGCCAAGATGGAGATGCTCCAACAGGTCCTGAGCAACGATCTCGCTGAATGACCCATCATACCATGGCCAAGGCGTCTCTTCAAGGTTCCACACTTCATCGACGAATGCCGAATGGGCAGTAACGTCATGGTTGATGGCGCCTTCGATTGGAGCATTGCCGCAGCCGAGGTTAAGAGTGGTCATGAATGAAATCACCTAGTGGAGAGAGGGTCAAGTAGGCTCAACCCTCTCTCTCGAGGCTAGACGGAGCCGTAGCGGACGCCGACGGAGATGTTCAGCCACGCGGTGTTGACGGTGCCGGTCTCATCGTACTTCAGGCGAAGAGCCTCTCCTGCGGCCAAGGCGGGGTTGGAGACCAGCGAGCCGGTGCGCGGAACGTCAGCGACCCAGCCGGTGTCAGCGGTGCCCGACCCGATGGTGCCCAAGGCAGTGGTGGCAGTGCCGGAAGTGCCGCCGTTCATCAGCTCGAGGGCCAGACCTGTGCCGGCGCCAGCAGTGATCGTCGCACCAGGGGTGGCGTACCAGTTCACGACCTCGCATGCCTGGGGGGCGACCCAGATGGTATAGTTGTCATCACCCAAGTCGCCAACGAGGTTGGCGTTGATAGGGAAAACGATCTGACTTTGGAACATGTCGATCCTCCGAAGGATTGAGTGTCAGTGACCCCGGGGGTCTCACCCAGGGTTGAATGATAGAGCCTTCATCCTCGCTTGTTCAAGGCCTCTGGGGCCCTCAGGTAAGGCGAGGAAGGCGCCCATGGGTCTCTACCTGGGTCCACTTGGAACCCTTGGGTTCAACCCATGGGTGCTTAGCTCTAGGTGGGCTCGGTCGCGTCGGCGGTGTACTTGACGCCGAAAGCAGGGCGATCGCCGAGACCAACAGCGTAGCCAGCCGTCGCGTTGAGCTCCCAGCCACGCAGGCTCGCGTCGCGCTCAGGCTCCAGGCGGTAGGGCCGGCGGGTGTCCAGGGCCAGGGCACGAGGGTGGAAGACGCCGCTGACAGCATCCGAGTTGGCGTCCACGGCGATGTTGGCAGAGATGAACACGTTGACGCTCAGGAAGCGATCCACCCAGTAGTCATTCAGAGCCTTGTTGGTGGCCTCGCCAAGGTTCGGGTAGGTGGCAGCGGGCTTGCCTAGCTCCACCCAGATGTCGTGCCAGTGGTACGGGTGCAGAACAGCGTTGATCTGGCCGGTCGGCGCCTTGGCGTTGCGCAGGACAGCGATGGCAGCGCCCAGAGTCGTGATAGAGGCGCTGTTGTTAGCACCCGGGCCCTTGTCAGTGGTGAAAGACGCCATCGTGGTCGCCAGATCGGTGTCGATCTTGCTGGCGATCGCGTCACCCAGCTCAGTGGCAGCACTCATCATGGCGCCGTCGGGGTCAGTCTCCACATTCTGATCGGTCAGGATGATCTGGGCGATAACCTCGGCGGGAGTCAGGGTGCCAAGAGCAGAGCGAGTGAAAGTGGTCGGGTTGCTGAAGTCGACGCCGTCGGCGATGGTCACAGGAGTGACCTGCGGCCGAGTCGAGAAGGTACGGGTCATCCAGCCTTGGGCGCTGTAGGGCGACACCAGCGACGGCATCAGAGAGGTCTCGCGAACGACCATGACTGATGTCTCGTAGATTGAAGCCACGAGCGCCGAGATGTCGGCGAAGCGAGTGATTGCCATGATAGGTTTCTCCAAAGGGTTAGGTGGTGAGTGAACCTAGGAAGGCGCGCCGCCTCTCCAGACTACACCGCCACCTTCGAAAAGTTGTGTCTCAGGACGGCCGAAAATGCGCTGCTTCAGCTCATCCTCCGGGGTCTTGCCAGTCTTTGCTGACGGGCTGGTTGCCTTGAACGGGTAGGTTGTGCTGGAAGAAGTCTGTTGAGGCTGAGTGGCCGCTTTCTTCAAGTGTGGCTTCTGCTCAAGCAACTTGACCAGGGCCTCCTCAACACCAATGACCTTTCCTTCCCCATCAACCTCGGCCGCGTCAACGCCGATGAAGACGACTGCATCAGACGGATCAACGAACTCGAGACGCGCCGCGATCTCAGTGATCTGCTTGGTCACTGCGGCTGCCTTGAGACTGGCCTCAAGCTGATTGCGTGCAGCCTGTTCTCTGGCCAGTTGCTCTCTCAGGCGTTCCACCTCGCTCAGCTCCTGAAGACGTGCCTCTTCTTCTTGCGCCTTGCGATCAGCATCAGCCTTCTCAAGGTCACGCAGCTTAACGCGCCAAGCGGCAGCCTCTTTGCGAAGATCGGCGACCAACTTCATCGCCGCAGCCAGTTGGCCAGCCGTATCGTTGGCAGCAGCGTCGTCACTGACGGGCGCCTCGTCGATCGCGTTGGAAGCAGGCGTTTCGTCAAGTTTGCCGGCAACCTGGCCGTCAAGAGTCTCCCCTTCTAGGGGGCCTGCTACTCTACCTTGGCCCACACCTGGTGCGGCATTGGGCAGAGTTGTCTGTGACTTAGGCTTCATCATTCCTGTCCTTTTACGTGAATTAGCGGGGGTGGAGCAACTCGTCAAGAGATGGCACTACCCTCATATGTCCATAGGTTGCATTTGGGACCCGCTTACTGAGTTGGTCGAACGAGATGTCGCCTCTTTCCCAAGCGAGCCACGTTCTACGACCCATCATTCGGATCTGAGTAGACTTCGGAAGATCTCTAAACCACGATTCGCCTGATCTCAGAGCAATCTCAGATTGCTTGACTCCAGGGAAGCCGATTTTGCCCCATCCGTGAACGATGGGAAGCATAGCGCAGCGACCGTTGTGATGGTCCTCAAGGGTCTCATTGAGGTCGTGAAGCGTGCCGTGCATCGCTAGGCAACTAACACAGGTACGGTCATCCAACTGAGCGTGCCAACGCCACTGTTTCACGATATCGCTGTTAGCTGCGTATGTCGCCCTGCTAGCCTCTCTGTAAGCGTAGAGCTGGGCCGTCCGTGCTGTCCGCATTGCCCAAACGAGGCCAAGGCCAAGTCGCCTTGCCATCTCTGCGCCGATGGTGTTGGGGTTGATGCCAAGAGCAATGGCTCGCAAGAGATAGTCTGAGACGTTACTCGCAACTGAGGGGCCCAGCTGCTCTATGAGGCTCATTCGGAGCGGGCTTGACTCATCCAAGAAGGCCAACATTGTCTTGATTGCTTCAACCGGGAGGTCGTTCCAGGGAAAGGAGATTCCCCCCACTGCTGCTGACGTTAGGGCCTTCGCAGCTGCAGAACCGAGACGAATCCGCTCAAGGGTAGAGCTACTTATCTCAACATCAACGTACGAGCCGAAGCGACCAATCTCATCCACCATCTGACGCTGAAGAGTGATCCAGCGCTCTAGCTTTTTGACCTTCCAAGGAGTTGGCTCACTCATCGTAGCCAACTCTGCCGTCAGTGCGTTGATCTGCACTTCCAAACGATCTATGAGCGGCCGATAGGCTCGAACGAGCTTGAGCATTTCAGCCCGTTCAGCCGTGGCCAGGCGCTTTCGATACTGCGCTGCGACCTCAAAGATGGTTGGAGTGGTTGGATCGGGCATGGTCGGTTAACTGTCTTTGCGACTCTCAACCCATGTGCCGTTGCACTGCCAGAAGTTGGTCCTAACAGTTGGCCAAGTGAACTTCTCAAGGTCACCAGGACCAATGAAGTAGGTAGCTCCAAAGACACGATCTGTAACTGATTGGGCCACCAGAACTGCTACGATATCTTGGGAAGTGGGGGTGTCTGAGGCGAACCATCCGCCTGCGATCCCTGCCTTCCGACGGTTTACGGCTACTTGAGCAGCCGCTATCTTAGCCTCAAACGGGCAGCCTCTTGTTTCTCCTGCCACGATCTGCATCAACGCCAACTGTTCTTCATTTGGCATACCAGATTGTGGAAGATAGAAGGATGCCGGACCAGCTACAAAGGCCAAAATGAGTGTGATTTGAACGAGTTTCGAAATGATTCTCAACTTCATCTAGAATAGCCTTTTTAAGGTTGCTTTCAGTACATTGACCCGATAGAGCTATCTATCCTGACGCTGTTGCTTTTCGCAATGGGCCAATTCGCTAAAGATCACTCTCATCTAACCAGATTGTATCACCATTGATGAAGAATGTACACTGCCAGAACCATTGATTTAGGCCAAGGGACATTCCTCGGCAAGAGATGAGTATCCTATCATCTTGATCTGGTGAATGCAACTGGATCACTTCAGGAAGCTCTGGTCTAGGTTACGAGTGACCTACTCGCCGAAGTTTCGTGCATCAATCATAAGTGGCTGTGCTCGTTGCCAGCTCTTGTTTCCCCAAGCGCTCTCTTGTTCGCCAATGTGGCGAGTCAGGTCGAGGGCGGCGAGCTTATACCCATTGGCCAAGAGGGCCTGGCAAACCGCGAGGTCCTCACCCCCAGTCTTGTCCTCCAAGGGGCCAAAGAGTGACCTCCACGATGAGGCTCGAAACGACCATGAGGAGCCCGGCACCGTTGCCCTGAACAAGGTCGGCTGACCCCCTACCCGGGCTGTGCCAACGACATGGTTCCATGGGTAGGATGGCTCCCAATTGAGGCTTGCAATGGCGATCGATGGGTCAGCAGCGGCCCAAAACGCAGCCAGGTCTGCTGCCCAACCAGGTCGATAGAGGTAGTCATCTGCTGTGAAGACCACGATGTCAGGTGGCTCGTCCGCATGGTCTTGCTTGAAGCAGTTGATGGCCAAGTCGATGGCTGAAGTCTGGGCTGCGCCAACGGTCCCAACCCTGTCGAGGATGAACCCATGGGGTCGATTCAGGACCCATAGGCGCTGCTCTGGGAGGGTAGACCCGCCGTCCAACACAATGGTCGTGGCCCCATCTGGGAGCGATGGAAGGAGTGAGTAGTAGGTCTCTTTACAGAGGTGGAAACGGTTGAACGTCAGAAGGGCGACGGCCAACCTTGGGTGTCTGGCTTGAGCCATAGCTTGAAGGCCTCCTTGGCCACTGAAGGAGAGAATGAAGAGCGACCGCCGTGATAGACGATTGGGCAATCGGTGATCGAAAGCTCGAGGTGGTGGGCGACCAAGAGAACCTCAATCTGCCAGTCGTGCATCTTGGCCGAGTACGGCACCTTAGCCAACTTCCAGGCTGCGGGGGCACGAAAGGCGCGCAACCCGCTGGTCCAGTCGGTATGGCGCTGGCCGCGAAAGCGCAAGTTGCAAGCGGCAGTCGCGGCCTGGCTTATGGTCTTGCGCTTTGGGTCGCCGAAGTACTTGCCACCCAAGCAGAAACGGCTCCCAACAACGACATCACTGAGAGCAGTCTGGGCAGCAACGGACAGTGCGTCGACGATCATGTGGGACCAGCCTGCATCCATCTGAACGATCGTCTTCGCACCCATGTCAAGAGCGGCGCTCCACCCAATTGTCAGGTTGCGACCAAGACCGGGACGTGACTTGAGGGCGATCACCTCAGCCCCCGCATCCCTCGCCTTCCGCACGGTGTCATCTGACGAAGCTGCGTCCACGACGACAACTTGAAGACCAGACTTGCGCAGGCCGGTAACCAAGTAGGCGATGCTCGTGTGCTCATTCAGGGTCGAAACGACCGCTACTGTTGAACTAGGAAATTGATTCATCGGAGTGTCTTTCTGCCTCAAAGAGGCACTTGTGTTCTGTGACACCAGGAGTGACCCAGTAACAAGGTCTTAGGTTGATTAGTATCCTATCACCTTTGGGTGCAGCGTGTGCCCAGGTCACCCTGAGTGTCACAGAGCATTGACTGGGCCCATCTGTAGAGAAAGATGCCCTTGCTCGTCTTCCGCAAGGACGAAGTCATCGACTGGGCGAGGGGCCACGCTGCGAGCGGGCTCGAGCCAGTAACGGTAGTTCGGCAAGTGAGAGACGTACGTATCGATGTAAGCCTGTGCTGCGACTCGATCAAGGGGGACCGGCATGGTGTAGGTGGTCGGGTTCCCTTCGAACGAAAAGCAGATGATGACCTGATCGGTGGACGATTCTACGGCTTGGGCCTTGCGGCGGCCCGCCAAGTTAGACTTCATCAGCCGAATGCTCCAAACGAGGTGGGCTTGGGCGATTCTGGCGGCGTCGGAATGAGATGGGCAAGGGACGGCAGGACATCAACGAAAACGGTGGTGCCGACCTTCTTCCAGATCTGCAAAAGAATCCAATCTGCCTCAGTCTCGGCCGTGACCTGGAGCGCGATGTCAATTGGAAGAGATGGTGTGTCAACTGACAGGTCAAGAATGATACGTGCTTGCACTTTCGGTATCCTTTCTGAACCCATGGGTTAGGGTTCAAGGGACCCATGGGTCAGGGTCGGGTTCGGCGATGGCCACCCTTGGCCACAAGGACCAGTTGTCTCGAAGCTTGAGAGGCCGCGGCCTCTGGAGCGATGGGCGTCCCAGCCCTCGCCTGTACCTCTGCCCACCAACTGGCAAAGGCCCCTGGGTGTAGGATCCTGCGCTCAGGGGTCCCAGGCAGACGAGGAGATGGGTCTGGAGCACCCATTCGCCACAAGTCACCGATGGTGTCCAGAGCCCATGGGAAGCCAACGATGTAGGGCGTCAAGACCTCAATCAGATCGGCCTCGGTGACGATGTGTGGCTTGGAGAAGACCTGTTCTGAACCCATCAGATTGCTCCCTGTTCGAAACGCATCAAGGCAGCAGACAGCCCGCTTGCGTCAGCCTGCTCCTCAGCCATGCGAACCTGCTCCACCTCCCAGTCTCGACCTCTCAAGCCAGCAGCGGTCTGACGAGAGAGGATGCCGAGGCCCATCTCCTTCTCAATGCCAGAGACCTCTTCCTCATCGTTCAGCGGCAAGGAGTCAGCCCATTCGATGTCCACGGTGACTGCATACCCAAGCATCTCCATACCAAGGGCGAAGACAGCCGTGATACCGTTCCTGTAGAGGTTGCGCTTGGTGTCCAACTTGTCAAGGGCATCCTTGAAGATCGTCCGCAGGAAGAAGTTGGACAGGTACTGGGGGCCGCTGGTAGTGAAGGCCAAGAGGTCTACACCACGACCTTCCGCAAAGAAGAGCTTCTGCAGCTGACCAAAGAAGTTGAGAGTGGCCGCAAGGTCCGACGTCATCTCCAAGTTGTACACCTTGGCGTCAGGGTTGGGGATCGCCCAAAACCCGTTGACGGCCGTGGGTTGAACCTGAGAGGCCTCGACCCCGACACCGATCGTCTTGGGGTGTGCATGGACGTCAATGATGCGGAGCACGTCAGAGGCCAAGAAGTTGACGTGAAGGTTGAGGTCTGCGTCGAGCAGATCAGGCTCGCCGTAGTAGGTATTGAGTGACGGAAGGTTCTTCCAGTCGATGATGGGCGAGTAAGACGCAGTCCACTCGAGAAGGCTATCCTCAACCCAGTGAGGCTTGTTGGTCGGTTTGTGAAGATCACGAACGAACCACGCTTGGGCCGTCTCATCGAAGAAGATGTCTTGACGGTAGATGGTGCGCCCAGCCTCCCAAGCGATCATGTAGGCCACGGGCTTACTAACATCGTCAGCTCGCCAGAAGGCCGTCACCATCGATGTATCGAGCAGCACCCAACGCGGCACGCCGCCCTCCTTCTCAGGAGGCAGGACCTTGCAGAAACAGTGGCCGGAGATCGCACCCATCAGGGCAACGCTGTGAAGGAAGATAGGCAGGTTGTTGGCTGTAGTGGTAGCCGTCCACGCCGCCAGAACCTCATCCGAAGGCTCGTCGCTGGGCCCATCATAGAGCTCGATCGTCGGCTGGACACCCATGAAGAGCGACACGGCCTGGTTGATGATACGGCGAACGAGGTTGATCACAACGTTGTCATCACGCACTGATGGGTCCGACACCAACGGTTTGGGAAACTTGTTGGAGTAGTAATCGTTCATCGCTCGAATCGTAGCGCGACGCTCTGCTCGCTCAGGCCCTGCCAGGTCGTAGAGAATCTTCGGGTTTTCGCTAAGAGAGTAACTGTTGAGGGGCGGCATTTGAGCCTCCGTAGAATGGGTTTGTTGTCTGTTGGATGGAGCGAGACGGCTCCTTGGCAACGATGAACGAAGAGATGGCCCAGACAAGGGCGTCCATACGGTTGGGTGACGGATCGCCTGGCGTCCAGAGACACATTTCGTCTTCCAACTGATAGAACGAACCGACGTGATGGACCAGGCCCTTCTTGTAGAGGACCGAGACGGGCTGGGCTCTGGCCTGCTTCCCACGGCTAGCCCAGACAAGCTTGACTGGCACCTTTGGGTCGATCTGGGCGATCACTTGTGCGACCATCTCACCGCCATTGTTGGACTCGGCGACGATGTAGTCGGCCTCAAACGAGTAAAAGGCCTCGACCGCAGCCTGGCCCCAATCGGTCGGAGACCCCTGTATCGAGTCGTCGCGAAGGACGTAGATCTGACCTTCTGCACCAACACGACCAACGGCTACGACACCTGCCTCATCACCTGCGGATGTCGCCGAGGGGTCAACCCCAATGACTACCTGAGAACAGGCCCTGAAGTCGAATGGGGTCGTGATCCGTCCCTCTTCTAGGGTCTGGCGAGACCAAAGGGCGCCTGGTACCTCAGTGACGTCCTCGGCCAAGATCTCCATCCTATAGGCCATCGGAGTCATGTCAGCAGCGATCTCGGACAGGGCCGCAGTGTTGAGATACGGGTTGGAGTGTGACGAGAATGCGAAGACCGCCCACTTGCCAGTCGTGTCAGCCTGCGCCTTGGCGTAGAGGCGAGCTGCGTAACGAGGGTCGCCACCCGTGCTCTTCTTGGCCGAGGCCAGTGAGGGTGGGGTGTAGATAAAGACGGCTGTGCCACCAGTGTCCAACATCATGGGAGCGCCGACGCGGTCCCAAGTGTCTGGGTGCATCAACTGGAACTCGTCCAAGATGAGGACGTCGGCGAAGTCACCTCGCATCGTGTCGGCGTTCCAGGCCGTCTTCGCCTTGATCCGACCCAGGCCACCCTTGCCCCTGAGGGTGTGACTCGACAGGTTGGCCTTGACCACCTTTTGCTCGATCAGGGCCAGAAGGGCCTCGACGACGGCGTCCCAGAAGGCACCAAGTTGGTCTGCAGTCGGGGTCGCGTAGAGGACCCGTCGGCCACTCATCATCGCCATGACGGCCATGATCGCGGCCCCTACAGTCTTGCCACCACGGCGACCAGCCCTGATCACCTTACGGGTAGCCCGTGACTCGATGAAGCGCAACTGTTCGGGGTGAGGGTTGGGCAGAAGCACCTCGATCACGTTCTCTCGTCTCACCCTGTCCAGGGCACGGGGCGGTCCAACCCCACGGCCCTCTTTCTCGTGCCAACGTTGGATGACGTGGGCTGGGCGTGGGTCGCTTTGCCGCTCCACCGTTGACTCAAGAAGGGCAGCCTTGGCAGCCTTGACAGCAGGCGATGGCTTGATCACTCGGGCACCTCTTCCAGTGGGGCTGCGACCTGTAGGTAGTTGAGACCGTTGGAGCCCCAAACATCACGATATGGGGCCTCGGCAGGCTGCTCGAAGTAGACAGGTGGTCCGTCTTCGAACACCTCTTCTTCGTCCTCGACCCTCTCCCTGACGCCTAGCATCATCGTCCGTTCGACCGTTCCCTCGCCCTTGCCGCCCTTGAAGACTACCTCGACGCGAACGTTGCCCTTACCCTCATCGTCTTCGATCTCTGTTGGTGGCGGTGCTCCAAAGGCGGTGTCGAGGAAGCGAGCCTGGACCCTTGGGTCTCGGCTGTTGGCCCAGTCTCGAAGGATCTTCTCTGCCACGGACAGGTAGTGGTCATCGAGCCAAAGGGGCTCGGCCGTCGCTGGGTCCCTTGCCGGCTCTCTTGCGATCGAGTTGGCCAGGGCACGAAGGGCCTTGAAGGAGTTGCCGGGCTTGAGGACTGGTCCTGGGATCTTTGCTACCTCGGGCATCGTATCACCCCTTGACTTAGCCAGCCCCTTGGCTTCTCCAATGGGGACGATCAGAGAGCGAGGGTCAACCTTCGACCCCTTGGCCTTGTCTTGCGGCTCGACACTCGGGCCAGCAGTCATTCAACGCCTCTCAGGAACGGCAGGTCGACAGGGATTGTCAGCAGGCCGAGGCGCTCAATCTGTTTGGCAACCACGGTAGCGCCCTGAGGGTCTGGCCCGGATTGAATCCGGTCGAGCTCAACCGAGGCACCGATCATTACATCGATGGCTCGGTTACGACGACGAACCAGGCCGGCTACCACAGTGTTCAGATTTGCTGGGCCAAGGATACGGCGACGCTCTTCAGCATTACGTCGCTGCCAGGTAGCCTTAGCGGCGGTAGACTTGGCAGAGGTTGAGGGTTGGGAGGTTGATTGATCCATTTGACGGTCATCTTTCTTTCTAGTTGGAAGTTAGAGAGAGAAGGGGCCTTCAACCACCATGGAGGAGATTCAACGAGAAGGCCTCTTCCCTTAGGACAATTGTATCACATGAGATGAAAGAAGTACATTCTTTTTGCATTCTTTTTCACATTTACATTCAAACTCATACATGATCCATAAATGATTCAGGAGTGTTCTTTTCTTGAAGATGATAGATCATACATTTCTAATAGAGAAAGAGCTCTGAGTCACTCTGAGAGCTTCAGATGAGGAAGGGAGATCATCTTCTATCTTACTTCTCTTTCCTATTCCTATTCTTAGTTAGATTAGATGAGCTAGGCCCAAAGTATGCTCGCCATGAATGAAAGTTGACCAATGAGAGGGTCATTTGATTAAGACTGAACGAACTTGGAAAATTTAACATTTCAGCTATGTACATTTTCCCAAAAGTATGATATGATCAACTTGTCGATCGGATTCACAACTCTCTCCCAAACGAAAGGTACTCACTCCAATGGCAACCTCGGTTCTCTCCACTCATGCAATTCGGCTCATCTTTTGTGAGACTCAGATCTATTTGATCTCTGGTGGTCACTGCTGGTCTCATCCCAATCACGACAAAACTCTCGCAAACACTGCACAGACTGCCATGTGCTCCTTGCGTACTACGTCTGATGGAGACATTTCGATCGCTTTCATTACTGGGACACGATCTCCGATCAGCGTTTCGGCCCTCAAGCCATCTTCCATTGAAATCGCAAAGGCACAGGCCCCTTGGGCATTCACAAGCCATGCAGACCTCACGGAGGCACCTGCTACTCCCACCCCTACTCAGGCTGCAACAGCGGTGAGTGTTGAAATCGATGGTGATGAGGAAGTTCCGACGGCACCTTTACCCACCAAGGTGAAGTTAGCCAAGGACGCCTTCTACATCAACTCGGTCAACCTCAAGCTGCTGAAGGTCGCTGCCGGGATGGCGAGAGATGAGGGCAGTGCCAACGTCCTCTTGGTTGGCCCCTCTGGCTACGGAAAGACTTCGTTGGCAGCAGCGTTTGCTCGCATGGCTGGCATGGAGTATGTTCGGTTCAACTGCGCTGTCGTAAGGGACCCCGAAGAGTTCTTCGGCATTAGAGGAGCTGCCAACGGCACGACCACCTTCACTCACACGGAGTTCACCAGGGCGGTCATGGCAGGAAACACGGTCGTTTGCCTCGACGAGGTCAATCGCTTGGAGCCGTGGTTGTTGAACGCCCTCTTCCCCATGTTGGATGATGATCGCTCCACCACGATCCACGGCCACACCATCACGGTCGCACCCAACACCATCTTCGTCATGACGATGAACCAGGGGTATCGCTACACTGGCACCTTCGTCATCGATGCGGCGTTCTCCAATCGAGCTCACATGATTCTCAAGGTGGGACCGATGGATGCGAACGAGGAGACGACTGTCATCGTTCATCGGGCGAAGATCAGTAGGGATGTGGCGGCCATCATCGTCAAGGCAGCCAACTCACTGCGCAAGCAGGACCTCGATTGTGACGTCTCGACCCGCATGACTCTCAACGTTGCACGCTTCACACGCTACGGGCTGTCGGTGATGGAGGCCTTTGAGGCAGCCATCGGGAACAACGCAAGTGAAGTGGACCACAAGCGTCTGATCGACGCCGTGAAGATGGCTGTTGGATGACGGTGTGAAGGGGCCAAGGCGGTGGGGGGCCGAGAGAGTTCGGTCGACACTAGCAGGGGGGAGGCCCTCACCGCCTTGGTCCTTTCACTCAACGAACTTTGGAAATTTAACCTTTCTGATATGTACATTTCGACAAAAGCGTGATATGATAGTCTCGTAAGCCAAACTCACTCGAACGAAAGGACCTGAACGATGACTTCCCCTCTCTCTCCCATCATCTTCGCAACAGGAACAACGACAACCTTCAAGTGTCCGTTGGTCGATCCTTCGCGGCTGGATGTTGGGTTTGTCGCCAAGTGGTACGAGACATTGGGTGACATCAGCTTTGTTGAGGCAGTTGCAGGTTCAACATCACTGATTCGCGGCATCTGCAACAAAGAGGCAACGATCGAGTTCTTCCGCCCTGAAAGAGACAGTGGCGCAGCTGGAGCGGCGGACTTCACATCGACCCCTCCTCGCATCTTCATCTCCAAGATTTTCGTCTCTTCTTCCTTGGAACTTTGGCCCATTGAGACGCGAAAGCTTGCTAGCATCGGTGCATGCAATGGTACGATCACACATGAAGCGCTACACATTCTGCACACGTTTCCTCACATGACGGCGGTTCGCACACTAAGACAGAACGAGATGTCGGCCTTCCAAATCATCGAAGACCTCTTCATCGAAACTGAGTGCAAAGTCAACTTCCCAGCACTCTTACCGTTCATCTCTCTCAAAAACGCCTTCCTCTTCTCAGCCGCAATTGAGAGTATGTGGGAAACAAAGCGATTTGGGATGACGACGGCCTCAGCTGTTGAGTTGATCGCAAAAGTGATCCCGATGATCAAGTACTTCCGCAGCAGTGGCTTCGTCGAGTTTGTCCTCCACGTCGTCGGAGAGTCAGTTGAGAATCGGGCAATAGCTGAGAAAGTGCAAGACATCGCGAATCGGGCGATGGTTGCGGGTCTTCCCATCAACGTACGTATTGCTCTCGCTATCGAGCTGGCAGGTCTCCTTTACGCATTCACAGGCGGGACAGGGATTGCACAGGAGAACGTCTACACGTTGAGTAAAACTATCTCATCTACCTGCAAGCTGGACAAAGCCTTTATGAAGAAGGCCATTGGCGGCAGCGGTGAAGAGGATGATGAAAAGGATGAAGGTGACGACGAGGACAGCGACGACGAGGACAGCGACGACGAGGACGCAAGACGAACGGAGCTGAGCGAGATTGATGCGGCTCGTAAAGCTCTCAAGGAGCTCTCGATGGAGTTGAGAATGGCATCCTTTGGATCGGCGAGCGGTATTCTCAACAACATTCCAGTCTTTGTCATTAAGACACCGATGGCTCATAAGGAGCTCGAGGCGAGTGTTGAAACGACGAACCTTTCGAAGCATCTTCGTCAAATTCAAACCCCTCGCACAACCGTTGGTGAACCGCGAACCAGTGGTCGCATTGCAAACACTCGCCTGTGGAGAATCGCCACTGATGGCAAGATCTTTGCTGAGCGAATGCACATCGATCGATCTGCAAGATCTTACGAGTTTGCGATCGCGGTCGACGCAAGCAGTTCAATGGGACCGACATTCTTCAAGCAGGTCTTAACGACAGCAGCCGGCATCAAGATGGACATAAACGAAGGAGGTTTTCCCGCTCAGCTGCTAGCCTTCTCTGCAGACACGCACTTGACGGAAGACGAAATCAACTGCGCAATCTACCTCATTGGAGATCGAGGGCGCATGCAGATGACGGAAATGAGGCGTTACCTTTACGAAGCGATTCAGATCAACCTCGCAGAGAATCGTGACAATCTCATGATCACTTGGGCATCGAAGAATTGCTTCACTGATCGTCACGACACTGTCAAGGTCCTCTTGGTCTTGAGTGATGGGAGTCCTTCGGCAAAGATGTTCAGACGAGAAACGGCTGAAAAGGCAACGCTGAAGGCGATTGAAGACGCACGCAGTCAAGGAATCATCGTCATCGGCGTTAGCATCAAGAATGGTGTGGTTAAGAGCAACGACGAGATGTATGGCTCTAAATTCCACGTTGACGCATCTACCCCTGGAACGATTGGCGAACAGATCGCCAAGACAATCAACAGTATCTTCGAGAGCTAGGAGGCTCACAAATGGCAACATCGATTTTCACCAAAGGCAGTGTTCCTAAAGGCGGCGGCGGCCGTTTCGTCAAGATTGACGCAGACTCTACCGTCGAACTGGTTCCACTCATGGGCGTGGATGGAATGATCGGCTTCCACCAGCACGCCTTCTGGATGGAGGACGGCTCCTCACCGATCTTTCCCTGCATCCGAGAAGACTGCCCCGGCTGCCAGCTCGGCGACGAGCCGTCGTGGAAGGCCACGATGATGGTCATCCAGGTCGAAGGCAAGGAGCGCGAGCAGCGCATCTGGACCTTTGGCGCATCAATCGCTCGTCAGCTCACCGAGTTGGAGAGCACGATCGGGTCGACGATCGCCGGCCAGCTCCTGCGGGTCCGTCGCGCAGGCACAGGTCTGAAAACGCGCTACACCGTCGTGGCCACCGGGCGCCGTGCCAAGATCGATGGCATCACCTTCGACGAGGCTGATCTGATCAAGGAGCTCGGCCCCACCGTGCGCAACGAGATCATCGCCAAGTTGGTCGAGGCTGGCGTACCGGGAGCGGTTTCTCTCAAGGCGTCCAAGGTCAAGTCGACCAGCGCCGCGAAGGAAAGCACCAAGACCGAAGCGCACACGAGCGGGTCCACCTCCGCGGACGACATGCTGGACGACGAGTGGACGGCTGTCGAGGAAGACATCGACGCGCTGTAGGCCCAAGAGGCCGAAACTAAGCGAAGAGGCGAGGCTCCTTACTAGCCCAGAAGCTCCAGGGGCCTCGCCGCTTACTCCCACAAGCGAGGATGACATGATATACATCATCGATGGCAGGAAAGGCTCTGGGAAGACCACGACAGTCAGAGCCTTGGCCAAACATTTCGAGTCGCAAGGCTTGGCCGTTCTTGAAGTCAAGCCGAGCCCACCCTCACCCGCTGAGAGCCTGGCGCAGAGCTGGATGCGTGTGTTGCGCAGCACCGAAGGCGTCGACGTGGCGATCATCGATCGTGGTCTTGGCACCGAGTGGATTTACGGCCGCCAACGTCACTTCGATCCCGAGTACTTCTACGAGATTCAGAAGCTGGACATCGAGGCGAAGCAGAACTTCTCCATCATCGAGGTGACCCTCGTCTGCGAAGACCCCTTCAGTCGCGGGCGTGAGCCGTGGGAAGGGATGGACCTGGACACGACCGCCGAGTGGTTGACTTGGGGCTCTGTTCACTCATCGATCATCATCAACACCGACCAGGACCCCACCGAGAAGGTCATCGAAAAGATCACTGCGATCGAGATACCCGACGACCTTTCGGGAGCCCCCAATCTCTATGACGTTATCCCCCTTGGTTATGAGGACATCTCCCTCTTCGAGCTCTTCATGCGACAGCGCAAGCTGATGACGCTCCTGGACCTGCAACCTGGCCACACAGGCATTATGTCAGCCACTCTTGGCCTGGCCTCAGAGGCAGGTGAAGTCGCCGACCTGGTGAATGACTTCAAGGCGCCATGGGCAGGGAAGTTGGCGGACAACCGTGAACACATGCTCGAAGAGTTGGTGGACGTGATCTTCTACGTTGTTGAGCTCTTCATCATGATGGGTGGCACCAGTACAGATCTCTCAGACACCTACATGGCCAAGTGGTCGCGCAACATCAGGCGTGCCATGGAGCGACGTGATGACGCATAGCCTCATGGGTCCATGCTTCAGATGCACGATGTGTGGCACCCCTGCCCAACTGCCTCCGCAGCTTGTCATCGAGCCCAACCCAATCGCTCCAGTTTTGGTCGTCGGACCGTCGCTCTTCGCAAAGGCACCTTCGTCAACGGACATGGACTCATATGCCTGGTGGCATGAGTACGCTTGGTGGCATGAGAAGCTGAATCGTCCCACCGAAGGTCTGAACGACTTGATCAGCTTTTGGGCTCAGATGGATTTTTTCGCGTCTCAAACACGCAAGGACATGATGAACTACTTTGGGCCCAACTTCATGTCCCCAACTGATAGGATCTTCGCCTACACCTTCACGAGCCGTTGTCGAGCCATACCTGAGAGTGACCAGGCGAAGATGACAGAGGCGTGCTCCATCTACACTCGCTCACTGCTCAATGACGGAAGAAAGGCCGTCATCACTGTTGGCCAAGCCGCCAAAGATCAAGTCTCTGCTATCATCGGAGGCGCCATCAGTTCCACTCCAACTTCCATCGGCGGCTTTAACACCATCGCCCTCCCTGCCTTCAACCCCGAGAAGAAGAAGCAGCACGCTCTCGTGATGGCAGGAGTCGAAGACTTTATTAAGAGGACGCTATGAAGTATCTCATTCTTGGTGGCGGTATCACCGGATGGACAGCCGCCAAAAACATCTTGGTGTCGGACCCCGCAGCGCTTGTCACGATGATCACTGCTGATTCTGGCCTGCTTGAGCCATTTGGCAACGGGTATGAACAAGGCGGACACGTTTACTCACCTGGATCGCAGATGGTGATGGCCAAACTTGGCGTCACTTTTGACGGCCCGATGCTCCAACGACGAGCTTTCTACCACGATGGCCAAAGAAGGTGGGAATACCCAGTCCAGTACTCCATGCTGGATCGTCCTGTTAAGCCTGTCACCTACGTCGGCCAGTCACTCGAGGCCTACGGCACCGAAGCTTTTGGTGAGCACTTCTACAACAGTTGGTTCCGACCATTCAACGAACGGGTATGGGGAATCGATCCTTGCCTGATGGACTCCGACTGGCTTCTCAATCGTGCCCCAACAACGACTGTCGGAAACGCTTCGTGGGGACCAAACTCGACCTTCAGGTGGGCTCTGGGGTCATCCATCATGAAACAGATGTATGTCCAATCATCTCGACTGTCCGTGATCACCCAGGTCTTCTCTGGCCTCCGGAGGGCACATAAGGGCCTAACGGTGACGTGTCAACAGGGCTTCCAGCAGTCGGGCTTCGAAGCCGTCATCTCCACGATCCCGATCAATACGCTTCTGAATGCCATGGAGATTGACGAGTTCCCAACTCTTCCGTACAACAAAGTGACCACCTACGGCGTCACGACGAGTGTTCCGTACGACCAACAGTGGACATGGTGTTATGGGCCCATCGGGCAGAGCGTTCATCGCGTCACCAATCTCGCCCTTTACGAGGGCAAGGAACAGGAGTACGGGAAGTTCCTCTTCGAAGTGCCTACACCCACACGTCACTTCGCAACCACCCCTTACCCGTCGCAGGGCGGATCGCGTCTTTCACCAGACGTGTATCGCATGTTGGAGATGCTCGATGTTTCCGCAACTGACATCGTTCACTCGACCTCGATGACGCACCTAGGCTACCCCGCCCCAGTCCTTGGCCTTGCTGAAACGCGTAGAGAGATTAAGTTGCGGGTGTTGCCACTCAACATCTTCCTTGCTGGCCGATGGGGAAGTCATGCCTACCTCAATGTCGATGGCGCGATGATGGATGGGTTCCGTGCCTCTCAAGCAGCCATTCACAGAGGCAAGGATACAGCCGCCAACGACAACTACCTTGCTACCGAGATTACACCACTATGAAAACCAAGACCGTTCGTGTTCTTCCCAAGATCGGCCCGTCGCATCGGCTTAACGTCGCTTGGAACACCTGGGAGCCTGGTCTCAATGGGAACGGTTCCACTTCCGGCGGCGGAGCAATCTGGACTCGCTACTTGTGGAAGCATCTTGACAAGCACCACAACATCGGCGTCATCAACGTCTCTGGGCGCTCCAACCTTATCGGGACCGCCTTCGATGCGGCGGTCTTCTGTTGGCGATGGAACTTCCCTCGTGGCATCGGCTACGACGAGAGGGCCGACGCCTACGACAAGCAGATGCGTCTCCTGGATGAATGCTACGAGGCCAAGATTCCGATCATCGTCCACGACCAGGACCACAAGATCGGAGCAGATATCGCCTACCTCAAGTCGATCGGGGCCCACATTTACGAGCCGAGCCTGGCGCCGCGGGAAGGGGTCAGGTCACTCTTCTTCCCCTACCCCTTTGGTCGCCCAATCACCCCCAAAATGAGCGACTACAGGACACGACTCCACTCGATGGCCTACATCGGGAACAACTATGAGAGGTACGCACAGTTCGTCAGATACTTCGGCGGAACTAGGTGGAAGACGCCTCCCACATCCTTCTACTCTGGCGACTTTGTTCAGTGGGGGCCGAGCGTTTGGGGAAACTGGCTGGAGTCGTCTCCTCTCCGCGAGATACCTGAAAAAGTCTTGCGCGACAACCCTAATGTTCACTTTCTTGGACGCCTCGACCAATCGATGGTTCAAGAAATGATGGTGGCTTCATTCGCCACGATTCACTTCGCCAAGCCGTCCTACAACGACGTTGGGTTCGTTACGATCAGGTGGGCCGAGGCTGTCGCCGCTGGCTGCATCGGAGCCATCCCAAGTGAGTTCAATACCCTCGGACAAATGAAGGAGCTTGTCGTTTCTCCCGACAGTATCGAGGCTTGGACCGATCGTGTTGTTCGCGACTATGAGTTCAGAATGCAGCTGATGGACATACAAGCTGACTTTGTTCTCGGGACAATGACTGTGGCTCCCTGGGCAAGCATTCTTCGAGGTGCGAAATGAACATCACAATCAACGGGATGAGTGACTTCCGCGAGATCCTGAGTTTCGTGAAAGCTGGTGTCGAGGTCAGCCCGCGCGGCATCACGACAGTCGATCAGTCACCTCTCTTCATCACAATTCTGAACCCTCGCAATCGCTTGGTCCCGATCATCGCTCGTAAGGCCAACTACGCTTTCGCCTTCACTGAGTGGCTCATGATCATGACCGGCGATGACTCAGTCGAGCGCTTGGCCGCCTACTCCAAGGAGATCAGGAAGTTTTCTTCTGATGGGGTAACGATCACCGGAGCGTACGGACCCCGTGTCTTTCCTCAACTCAGCCATGTCGAGGAAAAGCTCCGCAGCGATCGCAACACGCGACAGGCTGTGATCTCAATCCTCAAGGCTGGCGACACTCTCAACGCTGATCCGCCTTGCACCATTTCTGTCCAGCTTCGCATCAACGGCGGCAAACTGGACGTGATCACCACGATGCGCTCCAACGACATCATGTGGGGATTCACCTACGATGTCTTCTACTGGACGATGCTTCAAGAGTGGTTCGCTCGCCGCCTGGGCTTGGCAGTCGGGACCTACTATCACAATGTTGGGTCGATGCATCTCTACACCAAGCGTGACGGAGCAATGGTGGCAGCCATCGAAAGTGAACCATACGAAGCAACCTGCCCAATGCGGCAAATGGATCAATTTGCTGCCGATGGGCTACTCCAAAAGTTGAGCACCATTGAGACCAACCTTCGCACTCTTGGGCCCATCGCCGCTTGGGACGACATCAACGCACTGCCGCCATACTGGCGTGACTGGGGGCTGGTTCTCTTCCTTTGGCATGCTCGTAAGAAGCGTGAGTTGGTCCCTTGGTGCAGCGACGTCGCGCGCCGACTCTTCTTCGACGCAACCCTTCGTGACAACTATCTCCTCAACTGGATTCCCAAATGAGCACCTTCGTTCACCTTCACGTTCACTCTGACGCCAGTGACGGCATCGGCACCCCAGAACGGATCGTGGAACGCGCTAAGGCCCTTGGTCAGCCAGCCGTTGCGTTGACTGACCATGGGACCTTGGCTAACATGGTCGCGTTCCACTCCGCTGCCAAGCGGCATGGCATCAAGCCCCTTCTTGGCCAAGAGATCTATCTCCTCGACTACGAGGGGACCACTCCCAAGTCGCGTCACATGACCGTTTTGGCTCAGAACCTCGAAGGGTTGCACAACCTCTATGCGCTCACCACGCTAGCGAGTCGATCGCCCTTTAAGCTTCCGACCGTCACCCTTAACGACCTCTTTTCTCACAACGCGGGCCTCATCGTTCTTTCAGGGTGTACAGCCTCACCAATCTATCACCGCGAGGGGAGTGCCCTTCAGTCCTATGTTGGGTCATTCGTCGATGTCTTCAAGGAGCGCTTCATCCTTGAGGTTACACTAGTCCCTCCTTTCGACACCATGACTCGCATCCAAGGTCTCCACAAGAGGTTCGGATCGCTGGTGGTTCCAACATGTGATGCGCACTATATCTTGGCTGATGAGAAGGCCACACAGGCTGTAGCGAACATGGCCCGCAGGGGATTCTCTTACGAGAACGCCGAGCTGTGGATGAAGCCGGAGACGATGATTCACAAGCTCATTGAGCGAATGGGAGAACCTGGCGAGGGCCTCATTCACAACACTAGCGTTGTAGCCGGAATGATCGACGAGTTTTCCATCTCCTCACCAACTGTTGGGCTTGTTTACCCGAATGCGGCCTTCGAACTGACCACAATCGTTAAGAACAAGTTGCGAGAGGGCATTGGCTTGTTCTCTCCCGACGAGATGCGAGTCAGAATCGCAAGGGCGAAGAGTGAGCTCGAGGTCATCATCTCAAAGGGGTACGCCGACTACTTCATGATCGTTTATGACATTGTGAACTGGGCCAAACGCAACGGAATCTCAGTCGGGCCAGGTCGTGGTTCGGCCGCCGGGTCATTCGTTCTCTTTCTCCTTGGGGTCACACACCTTGATCCACTTGCTTGGGGATTGAGCTTCGAGCGGTTCCTTAACCCTAAGCGCCCAGACATGCCGGATGTTGATATCGACTTTGGGATGGTTGGTCGCCAAGAGGTTCTGGAGTACATCAGTGAGCGATGGGGAGGAGTCCAGATTGCTACCTACAGTCGTTACTCCCATAAGATGCTGGTCCACGATTTGGCCAAACAGCTTGGCATTTCCCGTGAGGATGAAATACGAGCTGCCGACGATCCCGGGTCACCAGAGTTTCTGGAAGCGATGGCTACTTCGGCTTTCGCTGCATCGTACACCACCTTGATGGGCACCATTCGTCATCGAGGGAAACATGCAAGTGGGATAGTCATCTCCGATTCACCAATGCCATTGGAGCGAATGGGAGAGAGCCTTGGGGTTCCATGGACCGAAGGTGACTCGAAGGAGCTGTCTGCAATGGGGTTGGTCAAGTTTGACATCCTCGGCCTCACTGCTCTCACAGCAATCAAGCGCATGGAGGACTTCTCTGGGAGAACGGCCCCAGCCGACTTCGTAGCCGATCCGCGCGTTCTCAAACTCTTCCAGGATGGTGACCTGTTGGGAATCTTCCAGTTCACTGGGAGTCCTGGCATCGTTGACCTGACCAAGAAGATTCATCCAACGACTCCGGAAGACCTGATCGCAATCAACGCGCTCTGGCGACCTGGCGCACTCGATGTTGGGTCCACCCGCCTGTATGCGTCGTGGAAGGCGAGCCCGCGTAAGCTTCATCCACAGATCGACCCCCTGTTGGCCAACACGTACGGGGCCATTGTCTACCAGGAACAGGTGATGGCTGTCTTTGCAGAGGTTTCTGGTGGTGACGTTGCAGATGCGGACCTGGCTCGCCGCGTCATCGTCAAGTCGAAGGTTGGCGATCCAGATTGGGAGAAGAAAGTCCTCATAATTCATGAGACCTTCATGACCAATGGAGCCGCTCGCGGGTTCGATCATGCCCTTTTGGACAAGCTTTGGCACGAGTTGATTGCTCACGCCAGGTATTCGTTCAACAGAGCACATGCTGCATCCTACGCCTTCATCGCCTATCAAATGGCGTTCTTCAAGGTGTACGAACCGCTCGCGTTTTATGCAGCAATGTTGGAGTTCGACAACGACAACACGGCAGCCTATCTCTACGAGGCGTTGGGTAAGGGGATCACAATCTCACCGCCACACATCAACCTTTCGACAGACAGTTACTCACTCGACAAGACGGCATCCAAAATCACCATGCCATTGTCGGCCATCGACGGCCTGGGGCCTTCTGGAGTGACCCGGATCATTCAAACCCGCGAAGATAATGGCCCATTCACATCATTCACGGATTTCATCACCAGGGTCCCTGCACGATCGTGTAACGCCAAGGCAAGAAAGAACCTGATGCTGGCCGGAGCGTTCTCTGGGGTTGATGGTGACCCATCGACCATCGGCTTCGACCTAGGCAGCGAGCTCGCCCCTGGTTCACGAGAGGCTCAAAAAGCTGCCATGAAGTTCGTTGCCCCACTCCCTCGGCTCGTTCGAAAAGTGAGGGCAATTCGTGAGTTTATTCAGGCCTCTGGTGACAAGTTCAAGGTCGCTGGGGTGGTCGTCGACATTCGCAAGAAGAAGCGCGAAGACGGTGAAATTTGGTTCGTAGACCTTTACCCGGACGGCTTCTTTTGGGTCAAGACGAAGCCAAGATTGATCAAGGGAGACGTCATCGTAGCCACTCTCAGGGGCAGACGCGCCGTAAAGATCGAGGCCATTGAATGAACGCCCTCATCACTCGTTGCTTAACGACTACTGACATCGCCCCCATCAGCCAGTTCCCTACCATCTTGCTCTCTGACCAAGAGAATGCGATGGTGAAGTGGATTCTGACGTTTCAAATGCGCTATGGCGGGCCGCCCTCGATAGAGCGCTTCATGGCCGAATTCATTGAGTTCGTGCCTATCAAGAGTCGTGCTCCATTGCCTGACTTGGTTGAGGAGTGCATGACTCGAAAGAAGCAGCTGGCCTCGACAATGGCAGCCTCCGAGCTACTTGCTGGTGAGGCTGACCCAGCAACCGTCGCTCAGCTCCTCTTGGCCAAACTCAACTGTCAGATGTCGGACGTTATCCGCTTTTCCACGTTTGACCGAGCCTCCTATTTTACCAGTGGGGAACCGTTTTGGTTCATGAGCAATCGCATCAACGATGTCGTCGGTGGCATCTTGCGGGGCGAACTTGCCTACATCGTTGGTCGTCTTGGAACTGGTAAAACGCTGCTAACCCAATGGATGATCTATCAGTGGTGGAAGGCTGGGAAGCGTGTTCTTCTCACATCAGCAGAGATGACACCAAATCAGCTCATGTTGCGTCTTGACGGCTTCATCGCAGGCATCAACCCAGCTGACGTTCGACGCCGCAAGATCACTGGTCCCGAGCCATTTGCAATGGTGTCGCATCTCGCTTCGATTGCTGGTGGGGATATTATCATCCCAACCAGGACACCTCGAACTCCGAGTGAGATTGGATCGCTCATCATCTCCCACAAGCCTGACATCGTTGCCGTAGACGGTGTTTATCTCCTCGATTCTGATGAGAGATTGGCCTCGAGTTGGGAGCGAATGGCCTCCATCAGTCGAGGGTTGAAGGGCCTTACACTAGCCCACAACGTTCCACTCGTAGGTACCAGTCAAGCGAACAGGAGTGCTCGTGACAAGGTCACGGGATATGACATCGCCTACTCGGACGCTTTTGGCCAGGACGCTGATCTCATCGCAGCTCTGACGACGACCGGGCGACGGACCAGACTCGAAGTGATCAAGAACAGGAGCGCTGCTGGAGTCGTCACTGACGTAACCGTTGACTTCGAAACCATGCGAATCGTGGAAGAAGACGAGGAGGTAATTGACCTTGAAGCACTATGATCCGAACGACTTTGGGTTCACCGTTGGGCGCAGAATGGGTGACGAGGCCATGGTCATCTGCCCATTCCATGATGACACCAAACCGAGCGCGGTTTTCAACGTTTCTACAGGCCTCTTCTTCTGCTACGCCTGTCGCACTGGCCTGAATGTCAATCAGCTGGCCAAGCGATTGAAGGTGAGTGGGATCGCCAAGCGGGAAGTTACCCACACGGGGAGGCTCGATGCTGACGAGGACCTCTGGGAGAGACGCTGGAATGCTGCTGCTCAGGTCGATGATAGTTCGTACATCCTCAGCAGGGGGGTGTCCCTGAACCTCTCCAGGCAGTTGATGATCCGTGAAGATCGAGAGGGGATCCTCTTCCCGCAGTCACCTGACGGGGTTCAGATTGTAGGTATTCAAGTGAGGTCGACGACCGGTCGCGGGCCTCGCTACAAGTTTCACGGCAAGCGCCTTCCTCTTTGGCCATTCTGGCTTTGGGCAGAGGTCGAAGCGCCGATCCTGACTGAAGGTAACTTTGGTACGTTGAGGCTTCGCAATCAAGGCCTGCCAGCTTTCGCAACTCAAAGTGCCAACGTGCCAAAGAAGAGCCTGTCGGCTATCGCAGCCAAGGAGAGTGGGACGATCTTCTTCGACGCTGACGAGGCTGGCCAACGAGCGGCTGTTAACTTGGCCGTTCAGACTGGGCTAAGGGTCTGTTGGCCTGGTGGAGCGACCGACGAGATGACTCCAGATGCCATTGCATTTGCGCTGATGCGCTCGATGAGTGTACCACAGCTTCTCAAGGTGGTGTACGAATTATGACGACTCCAACGAAACCCAAGCCGTCCACAAAGGCAAAGCCCAAGCCAAAGGTTGACTACGAGGGGGAGTTTGCAGCGAAGTTGAACGAACTTGGAATCGAAGGATTCGTTCGCCAATTTCACTTTCACCCGTTCAATGCCTTCACTTTCGATTTCGCCTGGCCAGCTCTGAAGGTAGCTGTTGAGGTCAATGGCGGGCAGTGGGCTCGCTTTGGTGGTAGACACAACAACGACAACTCAAGAGAACGCCTCAATGAAGCACTGGCACTCGGATGGAAGGTACTTTTGATCACCCCAGAGATGATGCATGACCCCCTCTATTGGGACGTTTTTCTTACCCATCTAGAGGTTCTTCTTCTCTCGTACGATAACGATTCGGGCTACCCAGGAACTCACCTGGTTAAACCTAGGGCTCGCACCAAGCGGCAGAAAGTGACGAAATAGTTATGAAATCTTCATCAACTTCCGTTGATTTGAAGGCAGCCTTTCATCCTAGAAGACATGAGACTCCCGTAATGTGGGGAGGGGAGCCGTTACCATATTGGGCTGGGCCGTTGGCGGATGTTTTTAATGCCACTGCGAAGATGGCGATCCACTTACGAGAATGCGGCGCGCAGATCGTTATGGCTAATATCACACCCTCAGAATCTCGTTCAAGCAACTTTGACATTCAACTCGTATTCGAGCTAAGAGGGACAACAACGACCATAGAGGGAACTTTCAGTCCGACATCAATCATGGTCGATTATGAGATTGAGCCCTATCATCCGCGCATTGGTGACCCGATTCCGGCGCCCAAGCCTGAATCGTTTCCCGCGCCGCAAGACGACACTCTCTCGGGGGGGGTTCTTTTAGCGTCACCCTAACCTGAACCCATGGGTCCCCTGAACCTGAACCCTAACCCTAGGGTCACTTGAACCTGAACCCTAGGGTCACTCGAACCCATGGGTTACCTGAACCCTAGGGTCACTTGAACCCATGGGTTACCTGAACCCTAACCTGAACCCATGGGTTACCTGAGCCTGAACCCATGGGTCACTTGAACATAAATTTCGATTCATCGACGAACTTGGAAAATTTAACATTCCGGCTATGTACATTTCGCAAAAAGCGTGATATGATGTTTTTGTAAGCAAGATTCAAACCGATTCACGAAGGAGCATCCATCAATGACCACCAAGCAAATCGCAGCACTCGAAAAGACGGCATGCGTTTTCGACGTAGAAACCCAAGAAATTCTATTTCGCTTTAATCCTAAGCACATTGATTATGGCATGGCGGTTCTGTTCGTAGCTACACTGGAAGGGAACGACCCTCTCGACTATGATGTGTTGAACAAAGGCCGCTTGGTTACTTGGGTTCTTCCGACTACACAAAACCTTGTTGATGTCGTCATCGCTCGCACTCGTAACTAACGACAATTTCACTAACCCACTCACGAAGGAGCACACTCTCATGGTTACCCACCCCAACTGCCCCATTCAGATTCACAAGTCGTTCGATCACTCAGCCTGGTGCCTCACGAAGAGCGTCGGTACTTCACCCGACAGCATTCTCTACCGGCTGGACGTCTCCCACAGCTATGAGGGCGGCAACGGCGACACCTTTACCTTCAGCTCCCACACACACGGGTATGATTACGAGCTGGTCACTCACGAGGAGTGGACTGAGCGCTACGATGCCATCTTGGAGAACGAAGATGATGCCACCTCCAACGGTGCCATTGCACGCTTGGCCATCATGAACCTCCTCATCATCACCGAGGCCGAGAAAGCTATTCGCCAGGAGCTGATCGACACGTGGAATCTGCTGAACACGATCGTGGCTTTCCAGGTGACGTACTAACTGACCCAACGACGGGGTCTTCGCAAGAGGGCCTCGTCACTTTTTACAAGGAGAATCCAAATGTTGGTTAAATTGACCGCACAAGCGGCACAAGCTTTCGGCGAAAACGGCAGAACGGGTTGGCTCTATACTGACGCGATGCTCCTCACGGGATGTCCTCGTTGCCACGCTGAAAAGAATCACGTGTGTGTCACATCGGGTGAAAGGCAAGCTTGGCCGCCGCATGCAGAACGACTACGGGCCTTCAAAGACATCAACACCACCAAGTAAGGAGAACTTCAATGCCGATCATCATCACTTCTCATGATTCTCGTCGTCCAGCCACTGTCGAATTTCCGACGGTTGCTGAAGTCATCGAGTTCCTGAGCTTCCTGCCACAGGACGCCGCCGTTGGGTTTGCTGGCCACTTCGGCGACATGCATCCACTGGATCTGCGTTCTGTCTACGTTCGGACGGCCGATCGCGTTGCGCACATGTGGACGGGTTCCGAAACCGATCCCTTTTCAGTCGTCGAGATTGGCGTTCCCGACATTGGGCCTGAGCCTGACTGATAGCAATTGCGGCAGTCAAATGAGGTTACCTCCCGGAAACACCAGGGGTGACGCAGTCACTCACGACCATTTCTGATGATAGGATATTCATCAACTTGGCAAAAGGTCTCCGGGAGGCCCTCAAGACTTCTGAGCACAATGCTTATACGCAGGCATGAGTGAACGTCTCTGAAGCAAAATGGCTCAAACCACGTCTCCCGACGAACTTGGAAAATTTAACATTCCGGCTATGTACATTTCACAAAAAGCGTGATATGATAGATTTGTAAGTGAGAATCAAACTCAACCCAAACGAAGGAACATTCAAATGCAGACCTACATCATCACCACCAAATCCGGATCATTCGCCTTCGAGGCCCACAGCAGTGACCACACCAAAGAGATTCGCGACTACATGACCAAGCAGGGATACAAGAGCACCGACTACAGCATCGAGATTGCTCCCTCATATCAGGACGACGAGACCTACAGCATCTGGGGATAACCCCAACCAACCAATACTACGAAGGAACACACCTCATGAACAAGCACACTCCGATTACTCGCATCAATTCAAGCGGCCCAGCACGTGCTCTTCTCCTCGCAGATGGCTGGTACGTTGTCGGTCGAGGAGTCATCTTCGCAGTTGACTCCGTCGAAGAGGCAGTCTCTGAGGCCGCCGAGATTGAGGCTCAATTTGGTGATTCGGAGCAGAAGGATGTGAACTCATGAGCATCAACGTGACCACCCCAGCCGGCAACGAGATCAGCGTGTTTTTCGACACCGAGGCAGAGGCCTTCATGGTCTTCCACGCCAACTCAGAGATCTCGTTCGGGTTTACGATCGAAGAGTGCGCCGAGGCCTTCGACAGAGACGCAGAGTCGTAAGGCTTTGATCAACCCACCTCTCCTGGCGGTGACGCCAGTGCAGGCGCGCCGGCTGTCGGTAATCGAGCCGGAGTGACCACAGGAGAGATGGGATTCTTCACGCCAAAGAGGCAGTCAATGACCAACCTTTTGCCGATCTTCTTGGTCTTCGTGCTCGTGCTGGTGGCCCTCCCGCCTAACGCCCAAGCTGCTTCAGATGATGCGCCGATAGACGCTTGGGGGAAGTGCGTGTGGAAGACGAGGCCGCGGCTACGCTGCGAGTGTGGCCCTGAGAATCCATACAGCCCTTGGGCAAAGTGCTTGGCGCGAAAATGAACCACACTCTACGGCAGTTTGAGTACGCGTGGCCATCCTACTGGAGATGCCCCTCCTGTGGAGCAGCTAACCCAATTGAAAGTCGTTCTTGCTTACACTGCGGAGAACCTCAACGAAAGGCAACCAATGCGAAAGAAGACGATGACCGCGGGTCCAGCTCCTAAAGAGCCACCGCGTTTCGATCCAGCGACTTGGGTTACTCAAGCGAGAAATCTTGCTCATGGAGATGCAGACTCGGTAACGATCATTGTTGCGCTCTTCTTGATCAACGGTTCGCTTCTCTCGATGCTTGCCGCGCACCTGGTCTTCAAGGTTCCACTCGACGACATCTTCACACCGACACTGCTCTTTATCGCTGTCTCGATCGGCATCATCCTAACGTCAGTTTGGACCACCGTCTACGCGGTCACGTTGTATAACCTCAATAAGAAAGTTCAGCTCGCTACTTGGCAGCTAGAGCTCGATCTTGGCATTGACCTTAACGACGACGGTCAACTTGGACAGCCAAAGTCTTCAAGCGTTCCTCCTGCAGCGGGTCACCCGATGACGATCGGCGGCACGAATCCGAAGACAGTCATCCTTCCAGACATTGTGCAGGTCCAGAAAGCTCCAAAGCTCCAGGGCTTCCCCGTTTCAGCAAATGATGTGGTATTCATCCTCTCGCATGTCAAAGCCCAGGGCCTATCTGTGAGGTCCTGGGAACGAACGGTCCTACCTTCCAAGACTGTAGTAGATCGAGACCTGTGGGTGGCGATCATCAAGGGCATGGAAGAGTGGAAGATGATCACTATTAAGACCGACAAGGCTGGCAAGCGTTGGCCGATGCTGAACCCCGAAGCAAAGGTTGAAGACATGATCGCCTCTGTCAGGAAGACCGCTGGAATCAAAGACGAAGGCGACGAAGAAGAGGACCTAGGACCCTCTCAAAGTGAATAACAGAACTCGAAACTCGGCACGAGCAATCGTCTTCGCCAGCAACCACAACACGAAAATCAGGTTGGTCAAGGTTGAACTTGAAGCCGAAAGACTTGCTGCCAAGGTAGCTGAACTAGAGGCCAAAGTTGATACTCTTCTCACTCACTCCAGTCGCGGGCACTCGATTGCACAGCGTTGGATTGAGGTTGCACCAGACCTTGGCGCTCTCTGGATGACCGCTATGACAGCACGTGCCAATGGTGACGACATCGGCTTCACAGCAGCTGCGTCAGCTGCATTCACACTCATTGGTGATGCATTCTCGCATTCGTCCGATATCAGTCAACATCACCCAAACGGCCAAGGGGCCGCGAAAGGCAAATGATGATCATGCAACTAATTGACATGATGCTTGCGAGCTGGGAACGCGAGGCTCGTAAGCAACTTCAAAAGAACCAACCGGTCGAGAAAATCGACGCGACGGCTTTACTTTTCCGTGAGATAATTGACCAACTTTCGCAAGCCTTTCGCCATTCGCCATTCATCTAGAGAAAGAGAGAACAACTATGAAAGCGTTTCTGTTACTTGTCGGCGGAGTAGCCGCCATCGTCTTCGTCCTGATGCTTCTGCTGATCTCGAGTGATGCGATTGATACCGCAACGAGTGAAGCGGTCGAGGACGTTATCAGTCAGCTTGGTGATGAGACATCCGCATCGGCCAAACAGCTCTCGGTCAACATCTGCACCGGTCTGTGCATCGGCTCTGGCAATAGCAAGCAAGACAGCGCGGCAACAACCACCACAATGAAGCAGGAGAAAGAGGTGGAGGTGGAACCGCCGAGCACGAGCTCAATGTTACTCTTTGGCCTCCTCTTCACAGTCGTCGTTGGGCTAGCGGTGGTCTTCGCGACGTTCATCTTTGGTAGTGAATAAACCTACCCATCATCAGTCACCAAGTGTGCTCCCAAGTGTTGTGGCTGTGTGTGTTGTGCACGCTTACGCGGGAAAAACACCGTAAGACACATCGGTAAGTGAAAGGAAATCACGTGAAGCATCTAATTCGCAACCTTCTCCTAGCCTTTTGCCTAATTGTTGGCTTTGTGACTCTTGCGATTGTCATATCAGAAAAGGCAGGAGAAACGGGTGCGGCAATCGTAGTTGGGGTCATATTCTTGCTAGTACTTTCGATCCCAACGTCCTTGGCGATAGCTCTCATCAACAGGTCTTTGTCGAACAGAAAATACACCAGACAGGTGAACAACGACAATCGCCAGATCATAATCTTCGTTCAGAGAGAAAGCGGAGAGTTTGCAAAAGTTGAAGGCGAAGAGGCCAAAAGATTGCTCTCTGGGCTATCTCCTCAACACACTTCAGTCATCGTTTCCAAGTCTGGAAACACGCCCACCCATATTCAAGAAAGGCTCTAACATGGATACCATTACCGACAGTCACATTTTCGAGAGCAATTATGGAGTCGCCTTCCATTGCGCTCCATTCAACGGTTCCGTTCACGGAATCGCCTCCTCCCCCTACGCGGCGCTCAAGCTATTCTTCGACGACGGTACTGACCCCGACCGTTGGGTCAGGTACATCACTGCTGATGAAGCACGTGCCATCCAGACCATGTTTTCCCTCTTTCTGCAGCTCCATGAGGTGTCGCCGCTTCGGCTCAGTCTCGCTCAGATACGGGAAGAGTCGGCCCCTCCAGCGCGTCCGAAGGTGAAGTTCTCTGAGCCAGTCGGCCGTCACGGAAGCTCACTGGGCCGCGAGCGCGCCAACGGCCGTATTCTGCGAGTCATCGCAGAGTCAGACATCCCCCTCTCTGTGCATGAGATCTCGCGAAGAACGGGCCTGCCTCAGTCAACCGTTGGCGCCGCAGTGCTCTACCTCTATCGCACCGAACGCATTCAACGCGACGCCGACCACGATAGCCAGGGCGCCCCATACCTCTATACGCTTGCGTAAGGAGAGGTCGTCAGCGAACTCCGAAAATTTAACATTCCGGCTATGTACATTTGCGAGAAAGCGTGATATGATCAATCTGTAAGTGACGATTGCATCCAACTTCTCGCAGAACGAAAGGAACACTCCAATGACTACCACTTCTTCGGTTCGCCGCTTCGACATCCACACCTTCACCGACTTCCGTACCTTCGGCCTCTCGGCTAACGCAACCGCTGCTGATATGCGATGGGTGGACATCAAGACGGAAGACATCGTCGACTTCAAGGTCGTCTCCCTGGAACGCAAACACGCCTCGGCCACTCTGACCGTCCACAGTGCGGATCGCGAGCACCCCGAGGAGTATGCGTTCGCGAAAAGCGGCATGGACTACTTGGCCTACCGCTTGGGCATCCACTACAAGGACTTCGGGACTATCACCGATCTCAAGGCGTCTCTGGCGGCCCGCAAGATCACTCACATGGTCCTCTGCATCTTCCGCGGGATGGTCCTCGGTACCCCCACCAAGTACGAGGGTATCATGGGGCACGATAAGGTCATCTCGAGGATCGAGCCTTTCTCCTCTCACTTCCAGTGGGGGAAGGTTACTCCCGATGAGATGATCGCGATCTTCTCGAAGGTGAGCCCGGACGTCTCTGCCCGCAAGCTGCGGTTTGGTGTGAGGGTTCGCAACGGCATGACTGGCACGGCAGCGCTTTCGGTCTCCTACGCCTTGATCGCAGATCGCCGAGTCTTCGAGTACTCTCGCCACTCTCGGTCACGGCACACCACCTTCGAGGCGGTCCTCGCGACCATCGACACCATCGAGGAGATGCTGGTCGCTGACGAGATGTACGACCTCTTGGCCAAGCTGGAAGCTTCCGCCTCTGAGTCGCCGCTCTCACTGGTCACCATGGTCATCGAGCTCCCAGCCGACCTGGAGAAGGCCGAGAAGTGGTTCAGCGACGAGACCTCCCTCTCCTTGGCAGACATCATCGCGATCGCAATTGAGAAGGACTTCTCCAACGTCCTGATCAACAAACTGATCGAGACCTTCACTGCCTAACGAGTTTGCCAGCAAGGGGAGGATGAGTGCAAGTGACGGCTCATCCTCCTCTCCATGTTTTCCAAAGGAACTACGAAATGACAACCATCGCAATCCCCAATGATGACATCTTCAGTCGCGGGCCCAAGGCAAGCGTAAAGACTGAGCGTGACCCGATCGTTGAAGCTATCTTCTCCGGCATGACGTCCACCAACACTCTCCGCCGCAAGCGCATGTACGGAGCGGCTGCGGGCAAGTGCGCTCGTCACTCATACCTGATGACCAAGTCTGATGGGATCGACACGTTCGGTCCATCCGGGATGATGTACACGGCGATCGGAACGGCGGTCCACAACGCCATCTCGACAGCGCTCTTCAACGCCGGTCTCCTGATGTTCAAGGAGTATCGCCTCTCACCGCCGACGTGGCTCGCACTGAGTGGGTACGTCGACGACATCATCGCTCTCGACGGCCAGCCTGCCATCCTCGAGATCAAGACGACCGGCAACGTTTCGAAAGCAACGATCGACTTCGAACATGCAATGCAGGCGACCACCTATGCGCTCATCACCGGCATAGATCGTGCCTTCGTCCTCTATGTCGACCGCAACGTCGGCATGCCGCTCCCCAAGATGCGCTCCCTCCAGGTCGATACGAGTCCGGAGGCGCTTCGGGCAGTGGCCACTCAGTTGGCGAACGGGCAAGTTGGCATGAATCGCGATCGCCTGCCGAGTATCCCTCTGAACCTTCGCCCGAGCCTCTGCAGGTACTGCCCGTTTCACTCCAACTGTTGGGATGATGAACCATTCACATTCCCCGTTGGTGAAGCCCTGGGAGGCCCGGACGACCTTCACGACGTTGAGTGGATGGTCGCAGACCTGATTGACCCGAAGCAACGAGCGTGGCGCCTTGAGCGAACCATCGAGTTCATCGCCAAGTTCGGCGAGAAGCGTCCGATCCCCGAACTGATCGAATCAGTCTAGCGAAGAGAGGGGCTTCGAAAGAGGCCCCTTCACCTCGTCGACAAAGGGCACTTCAGATGTCGAGACCAACTGCTTCTTTTGCAACCAATCCAGGGAAGGCTCCAAACCTTCGCACCGCCACTACCCAACAGAACTCAGTTTGGCTTAAAGGTGCCTTGGTGAAGACAGCTTCTCATTGGGCTGAAGAGCCGAACGAGGAGGTTTTGGCAAAGTTGGTGAAGGTTGGCAGAACCATTGGTCGTGTCGATGGCCAACTTTGGTGTACTCACAACGGCAAGCTCATGCGCCAAGTGGAAGAGCCGTCTGTTGCATGTCCGAACACCGCTCTCTGGCCAGGCGTCCCACACGAAGAAGAGTATGCGTGTATCCCGTATGAGACATGCCGCCTTTGCCTTCACTTCATGCCTCCTGAACCCGGGCTCCGCCTTTCCTGCTGCAGTTGGGTAAGAGAGGTTAGGGCTAAGGCTGAGGCCTCTCAGGGTGACCCAGTCACACGCAACGGCAAGGGATGATAGGATACTCATCTCTATCGATTGGAGGCCTCAGGGAGGCTTCTAAACTTCCAAGAAAGGATCGATCATGGACCTCAAAGCACTCGAAAGCATGCTCATCACCGAGTCCGAATGGGAGACCTGCATCCTCGATCTTCCGGACGCTGTCGTTAAGGCAGTTGGGAAGAGCGACGACGACATCGTCATCTATGCCTTTAGGCTCCTGGCCCCACACATGTGGGCGCTCGTCTTCACGGTTGAGGTGGTCGATGGCTCGCCAGGCACCATTGTTGACTACATCGCAAACGCGATCATGATGGCGACGGCTGACTGGGTCGAACCACCCAAGAAGGTTCCGGCTGCCTCTCGTTCCAAGACTTCCTAGAGGCTCCCTGCTGAATCACCACTTTGAGATGTATGTTCCTACCATCCATGAGAGGGGGGAGTGTCTGAGAGGTTCTGGGAGACTGTGGAAGGTAACCTCGTTTGACTGCTAACCTGCACATACATGCGCGGAGTGAGACGGAACCACATCAAGGTGAACTCCGAAAATTTAACATTCCGGCTATGTACATTTACCGAAAAGCGTGATATGATCTTCTCGTAAGCAAGATTCACACCAACCACGAAAGGAACAACTCCAATGAGCATCTTCGGCCACATCTTCACCGACACCATCGACTGCTATCACTTCTACATCGAGGGCTGCTACGAAGGGTCCTGTCGGGCAAGTGGCTTCGACGGCGCACGGGCCATCGCTCAGGAGCGGTTCCCCGACATCGACATCGAGGACATCCACATCTACACCCACTTCGAGCACTGCGAGATTCAGGATCGGTACTGTGATTCGATTCGCGACTGACCCAAACGAGGCTGACCCCACTAAGGTCAGCTTCACTTTTATTCCAACTTTGGAGGACCATCATGGCCGAGCGCCCATCTTGGGACGACTACTTCATGGGCATTACCTTTGCGGTCAGCAGGCGCAGCACGTGCGATCGTGCAAGAGTGGGGGCAATCATCGTCAAGGACCAAAGCATCCTCACGACAGGTTACAACGGCTCACCGAGCGGGCTGCCACATTGTGATGATGTTGGTCACCTAATGGTGGACGGTCACTGCGTGCGTACACTACACGCGGAGCAGAACGCGATCATCCAAGCTGCGCAGCACGGCGTCAGTATACGCGGTGCGACAATCTATGTCACTCACCAACCGTGCTTGACATGCGCCAGAATGATCATCAATGCGGGCCTCGTGCGTGTCGTATACGCCGGCGACTACATCGACGCGTACTCTGTCGAGTTCCTCGCTCAAGCTGGCGTGGCACTGCAGAAGATGACAGTTCCACAATAATCGACGAACTTGGAAAATTTAACATTCCGGCCATGTACATTTCCCTAAAGGTGTGATATGATCTTCTCGTAAGCAAGATTCACCAAACGCACTCACGAAAGGCACACACGATCATGGCACCCCTGGACATCATCTTCATCACCCACATCGCTCATCGTTGGGACTCCACCAATCCTGGTAACCTGGTCTTCGAAGTCACCCCCGATCTCTTCCGCTATCCCAAGCCCAAGAATTACATCGTTGACACCAACCACGGTCTCATGATCGACGCTGGCACGATGCAGCTAGCAGGTGTCGACACGCGGTGGGTGCCTGTCGCTGGACACATTGGTCGAGCCAACCTCTACGCAGTCAAGGGCGAAATCAAGGACGTCCTCGAGCAGATCGCCAACGACACTTACTACGGCACCATCGAGAACGCCCGCAGCCAGCGAGAACGCGACGTTCGCATCATTCGCCAATTCGTCGCCAAGCGAATCCTGAGCATGGCGACCTCGTAACGACCTACACATTTTCGAAAGAGACACATCATGACCCCTAACACACCGATCATCAAGATCCTGGGCTTTCACCCACTCCACTTGGAGCTGCCTGCCTTGAACACGCCTGTCATGGCCGTCACCGTGCAGCTCCCGCCAAACCGCATCAAGCTGCTCGACCTCTCCAAAAGCGGACTGATGGATGGCCAGATCATCGCCGACCTGCCCACGATGAACATCTCGGTCACGCTGTCGGAACCGCTCACCATCTTTCAAATCGTCAGTACGATCACCACTTCACCAGAGTCCTGGGAAGGCATCTGGACCAAGGCGCAAGAGTACTTCGACGAGTGCCAGCCGATTCTCAAGTAACTGCCAAAGGAGGCAACCATGCCAACCACTTCTTCTGCATCGAGTGATAGTGTGGACGTCATCACGTTCTCGATCCCTCGTGTTGTCATAGAGGCTGCATTCTCCAGTTCGGTCAATACAGTTCTCAGTGGGCTGTTCAGTTCGTCGCGGACTGGGATCAACCCTGCCGGCTATAAGGCGGTGGAGAAGGCGATCACTGATTACGTTGAAGAAATGGCACTTCCCGAATCTGCCATCACTCGCATCAACGCAGTCATTGAAGAGGTTCTGCCAAAAGCGGTCGAGGCAGCGGTCAAGAATCGTGCCGGGACACTCATGGCCGAGATCATCAGATCTGGGGCGCTTGACGAGAGGATCGCTCAGGCGGTGGAGGCACGTTTGGTAGAAGCGCGTGGAGGGGGTATGTGGACCTGATCACGCGATGAAGCGTACGCCCGTACGGGGGGGAGAATGTGACCTTAACCATACCCAAAACGAACTCTGGACGAACTTGGAAAATTTAACATTCCGGCTATGTACATTTACCGAAATGTGTGATATGATCAATCTGTCAGTGAGATTCAAATCCAACCCAATCACGAAAGGCACACTCCAATGAAACCCTTCACTAGCTCGCAGGTCACCGTCGGCTCCACCATCTTCGCTCAATCAACTTCAGCTCGCATCAGCGGCAACTGGGTCGCAATCTTCGACAAACTGACCATCGCATTCATCACTCCCACCGGTCGCATCAATGCAGATGGCCCCCGCGGAAGAGCCACCTTCGCTCCCAACGGTTACAACAAGTGCGCCGAGCCCTTTGGTAAGACTCGCAACATCTACACCAGCGTCTATGTCGCCGAGAACAGCGCCGAAGTCGAGAAGGCCGAAAGCGATAGGTGCATTTGGGAAGCCGAGACGAAGGCCGCGAGAGAGGCAGCGGCTGCGGAGAAAGCGAAGCGGTTCGACGATCGGATGGCGAAGATGGCTGAGGAGAAGGCAGCCGCGATGGCAGCCAACCAGAATCCGATCGCCGCCAGCATCTTCGGCACCCCCTTCTGGACCGTGAAGATCACCACTTGCGAAGGCTACGAGCGAGACGTCGTCTTCACGATGACTCCCTCGATGACTGTCGACTGGACGATCGAGTCGACTGAGCCCATCAAGAAGGCGACTGTCGAAGTCGAAGGTTGGATGGCAGCTCACCCCAATCGGCCTCGCAGCACCTACAACTTCTCACTGGCCACGGCGATCGTCACCGAGGGAAAGAGTCCTTCACAGGTCGTCTTCGAGACGGTCACTGCCCTCATCGAGAGACTCTACACCACCTCGATCTGATCGAACCTCTCCACCATCACAGACCCCCTCCCTCGAGGGGGTTTTCTTTTGCGTTTCCCGCGCGTGTGCGTGTGCGTAAGGGAAGCACTTGTCACCAGAGACTCCAGGAGTGACTCAGAGACCTTTTGTTACTTTGATGTAGGATCTATCATCCGTGGTAGTAGAAAGTGACGGCGAGGCTCTGAGTGACACAGAGAGGTAACCTTATTTAACTGCTAACTTAGCCTATGCGGGGGAAGAGGCGACCTACAAGCCTTTCCAACGAACTCCGAAAATTTAACATTCCGGCTATGTACATTTACCGAAAAGTGTGATATGATCAATCTGTAAGTGAGATTCAAACCCACCCAATTTACGAAAGGAACCTACCGATGAAATTCTCCACCAACGTCAGCAGCCGCATGATCAAGATCGAAATGAAGAGCACCGAAGCTTCTGCTTCAGTGGAAATCTGGTGCAACTTCGGCCAATACGGCTCCGCCTTCTGGGCTCCCGCAGAGATGCAGGTGTTCGCACGGGAGACCAAGAGCTACAGCGCAGTCGCAGAGCTGGTCGCCAAGGCAGCCGCAATCTGTGAGACCGTGAACACCATCGTCAGCCACGTTATGAGTCTGACCCCCGAGATGGTCGAGGAAGTAGAGCGTTTCCTGAACGCGGAGCTGGGGGCCATCCGCTAACCACAAGCACTCAGCCGCCTATCAACGGCAACTACGCCCCCTGGTTTCATCGCCAGGGGGTTTTTCTTTCCCCCAACGAACTCGGAAAATTTAACATTCCGGCTATGTACATTTACCGAAATGTGTGATATGATCTACTTGTAAGTCAGAAACAAACCAACCACTCACGAAGGAGCACACTCAAATGGCAACTCTCACCAACTTCTCCACCGTCTTCTCAATGAGCTTCTCCACCAAGGCAACCAACAAGGCAGGCGTCACCTTCACCACCACCAACACCGTGATGACCGCCAACGGACCGATTCGGAACTTCATGGCAGTCACCAACATCGGGATCGTCGCCTCAAGCGGACTCCTCGAACTCGCCGGCCTCAGCACCTACAACCTGCCGGTGGCGGGAAACATTGGCGGTTCCAACGTCTTCAGACTCCACCACGCAGAGACGTTCAATGCACTCACACGGATCGCCGAGGATACTGGCAACCTCAACATGTTGAACGCTCGCAACGACATGGAGCGCGAGGTTCGGCAGCGCCGCATGATTATCGCCCAACTCATCTTGGAACTGGCTACCAACAACTAACCACTGTCAGTCTTAGGCCTCTAGCCCCCTCAAGAGAGGGGGTTTTTCTTTGCTCCCGCACGGGTGTGTAGGGGCGTTACAATCTGAGGTAAAACTCGGTGACACAAGATGGCCTCGACGCAGAAAAGTAAAAACCTCCCAGTCACTCGCCCGTTTCGAAGATGTGTATCCTATCATCTCGTACGGTTCCAAGTGACTGAGAGGCCCTGGTAGGCCCAGGTCTAGGTCTCTGCTTACTCGATCAGTTGCTCATAAAGTTCGCTGGTGTTCACCTTGCTCGTCTTTGCCTCAGGCGCATCGCCATCTTCACACACGGCGTGCGTACCCAAACCGGGCTCGAACACGGTAGTGATGGGCATGGGGCAAACGTCCTTCCAAAGCCAAGTGTCTGTACCCTGAAGAACGCAGAACACAAGGACTGGAGGGTAGCCTGGCAGCGGGACACTCTTGAGGTCGGCGCCAAGAGGGCAGAGCTGCTTCCAGATGACCCACGAGCTCTCCTGGGCCTCGGCACGTGGAGAGGTGATTGGCTCTTCATCCGTTTGGGCAGAGGCACCCAGGAACGGCATGAGCAGCGCCAAGAGGATGACGATCGTCAGCATGAAGCGGATCTTGGTTCGCATGATAGGGGATCCTTTGCTCTAGATAGACTCAACCAGGAGGGCGTCGGGGAGTGCCTCCTGGACACTAACTTCGTTGTCGATGATGGACAGGATGATGTTGACCGCGTAGGCAACGAACTCATCCCTCGTCATCATCATGGAGCCGCCAAAGTAGTCGTACACCCAGCTGGCGATGGGAGCAATCGTCTCTGGGGTCGCAACACGACCAACGAGACGGACAACCCAAGCGAGGAGAATGTCGATGGTCTCAGCATCCTCTCCATCTTCCGTTGGTCGCATCAGCCTGATGAGGACGAACCCAAGCATGATGAGAATCGCGACCAGAAGGGTGACGATGAGCGCCGTATCGAGTGGTGAAATGGACAAATGTTGCATGAACAGGTGGCCCTCCTTGGGGCCAAAGGTACAGAGTCATTCAGTTGGGGGTGCGACGGTAGACGTCCACCATTTCGCGAATCGAACTCGTCGAACGAGACATTGCCTTCTTGAGAGCCTCATCGGGAGTTGACCCTTCCGAGAGTGCTTGCCAAAATGCTTTCGTGAAGAGTGCTGCTCCAGAGTTGTCGATCGGAGCACGCATCGCCACAACGAATGGAACAACAGCAAGGAGACGACCAACGCCAGTGGATTCACATCCGGCAATCACCAAAACTTTGACGCCGTCGAGGCGATCCGAGAGCCAAAGAGCGTCAACAACTCTGTCCGAAAACTTCACCCCAGTCGGATTGGCATGAACTGACAAGTGGAGGTTCTCGATAGGCGCACCAGCTGCTCTCCTGTCACCCAGAATCGTCTCTAAGGCTTTAGCCGTGACGTCATTTATAACCTCTAACCTTACGTTCGGCAAGCCTCTCAGGAGCATCAGGTCCTCCGTGAGCATGTGATCATTTCCGATGGCCAAGACGAGACTGAAGTCATCTTGAGAAGTCTTGACTAACGTCTTGGGATTGGGTCGTTTAGATCGTTCCCTTTGGGTACGCTCAAGTTCAAGCTCCAACTGGTGAACACGCTCACGAAGCTCAACGATCTCCGCCTGTTTTTCGACAAGCATTGTCTGCAGCAAAGCTTGCTCTGTCTCAAGCTTCAAGACGCGCTTGGTCAGTGCAACCTCTTTACTTTCGACAATCGGAAGTCGCTGAGCTCGCCAGAGAGCAACGACGACTGAGATCAATGACGCAATCAGTGTGATAACGAACAAGTAGGTGATTTGGTTAGATGTTAGCATCTCCACCCCACTGGATAGCGAAGATCTCTGCGAGCATCACGACGGCAAATGAAGCATTCACCAATAGTGACGTTGGACTCATTGTCGCTGCAGCAAGAACGACCCACATCGTCATTGACAATGCAGAGACGATTCGGCCGAAGAGAGAAGATCGCAAAGGCTCTTTCCTCGTCTTGAACAGCATCACACCGAGAATGATCATGATGATGCCATAGACGTGCGGTTCGAAGAAACGCAATGGAGAGACTGATTGCGCAAAGATTGGAAACACTCGCGGAAGGCCGACCGCAAGTGTGATCCAAGCCGCGAGCTTTCTGACCTGAGGGCCACTTGGTGGAGTGATCGCCGCTTTTAATGTCATCGTCGGAACATCCCAAAGAGAATGATTGAGCTTGTTAGGACATTACTCACTGCAACAAGTGCAAGCCCAACGGTATAGATGGTCCAGTGTGCGACAGAAGAGTTGTCCCATTGCCAACCAAACCATATTGCAAAGACGATACCTGTGATCCCAAAGCCAATACACACGGGGATGTATTGCCGTGAGACGCGGTGTGTAGTAACCCACACCATCGATGCAGATGTCATGAAGAACGTGCACCCGATCACGATCACCCACAGCAACTTACGGATGAACTGCAGGTCTAAGAGCGTTGCCGGTGTCATTGTGGGCCGTCGATGACTTGGAGAAAACGCGCGCTGACCCAACCGCTGAAAGTCTTTCGTTCCCAAACAGTGGATGTTCGCGCGGCTTTCACACTACTCTTCAAGTGGTCATCGGAGTAAGCATACTTTGCGTCGTCTGGTGTCACCCAGCCATCCATCTCAATCTTAACCCAAGCACCAGTGGGGTCAGCAGTAACGCGAACGATGCTGTGCTTCATGATTGTGATGATGCGCTTGTAGGTCGTTCCCGGACCGTCACGCAAGATAAGGTTCGCAGTCGCTGTCGCTTGTGAATCGTGGACCAGTTTCATTTCGATGCCTCGACGTTGGGAACAATCTGAATCATAGCAACGATCAGTCCATCAGCGATTTGAGGCGTCGCCTGTAGCTGACAGTTCTGCGCTTCCAACACAGCTTGGATTCCAGCTCGAACTGCCTCTATCCGACGCTGACGGTCAGCAATGATCAGCCTATTCAACTCGTCTGCCGTGAGAGGAGTGCTCGTCTGCTTTGCGTTTGATTGTGTCATTTTGGCACCGTATTCACAATGCGCATCAGGCGTGTTGCCGCCGTGCCGGAGGTGTATTCGCCTAACGCTGTATTGACCTCGGCCAGCGCATTTTTGGCCGCTGTCATTTCAGTAACCGTGACGTGTGCAAACTCCGACAACTCGGCGTAGTCGGCATCTGTCAACGACGCCATGCCTTCGGCGGCATACATTGCAACCGCTACCACCAACCGGTTCTTGATCCGCAGCATATCGAACGCCAGAGATTGCATCTCGCTGGCTAGGTTCTTCTGCACATTCTGCATCATGTGTGTCTCCTAAGTCAAAAGTCCAACATCGCGCAGGGCTTTTACCACCTGCTTGAGCGTGTATCCGTCGAAAGTCGAGGCGTCGTTTATCGCCGTGCCGCTGTTGGCCGTAAACGCGGCTGCGGCGCTGCTGGTCGTCGGCCTAGCGATAGCCGCTACGCCGTAGAAGCCCAGCGCAGCCGCGCCGCTGACAGCGCCAGCCCGTACTACTTCATAAAACGTTCCTGCGTGGCTGCCGTACAATGACAACCTGCCCGTCCGGCTTGCGTGCGTGGCCGTAGTCCAGGCGGCTTCCAACAGCGCCGCATCCTGAGACGCAGTGCTATCGCTCTCCAACTGGAACAGCACGCCGCTGGCGAAGCCTGCCGCCGCCGTGCCAGTTGTGTTGTGCTCCACGGTCAGCAGGTTGGCCCGGTCGTTGGTGCATGCGTCCGTTACCTGAACGTGCAGCCGCGTCCCTGGCGTTTGTGTGCCAATCCCCACTGCATCGGCACTGGCGTCTACGAACAGGACATAGCCAGACGTATCGCCTTCAACACGGAAATCATAGTTGGCTTGCCCGTCGTTAATGACCGTTTCAGTCGGGCCAACAAATAGCGCGTTGACCAGGCTCCCGCTTGCCACGGGCTGCACGGTGATGCCCGATGACCGGCTGGCGTGCGTCGCATCGTTCCACACCACATCCAAAGCTGCCGCTGTCTGGTTCTCATCCGTGCTGCTATGTAACTCAAAAAGCACACGACTACCAAAACCAGCTAATCTAGTACTTGAACTGTTATGGCTAATTTTTACTTGCGTAGTAACAGAGCTTGCTGCAGCGTCTGTCATTAATGACTGGAAGACGCCATTGACACGAAGTAGCTGACTAGCTACTGTTGCGTTAAACTCGCCGTAGATTAAAGACTTTTTGCGCGCTCCGGCCTCATTGTCTCGCTTATCATTGTCTATGAATAGCTTTGCCGCCGCCGTCTCGTAGTACCCGGCCTGATAGCCGAGATACACCGCATTGTTTGCATAGGCCGTGCGCCCGGCCTCGTAGCCGATCATCGTGCTACTCGCCATGCTACCGGCTGCTGTGTTGCTGCCGTAACCAGCCAAATAGCCGATCAGCGTGTTGCCAGCGCCAGACGCTCGACCGCCAGTTGCATAGCCGATAGCCACTGTACCTGACACTGCTGCCATCGAGCCGCCCGCCGAACCCCCGATAAACACCCCGTTGCTGCCTGTCGTGCTGTATCCCGCAAGCGCCCCAAGCGCCACATTGCCACTTCCGGTTTGCAGAGCGTTCAGTGCGCTGCGCCCAATGATAACATTGTCTGTACCAGTTGTTAGCGCCGCCGCACCGGAGTTGGCAATAACCGTGTTGTTGTACCCGGTAGTTAGAACCGCGGCCGCCTGCGCACCAATGGCGATGTTACCACCGCTGTTACCGTCTGAGTTACGGCCATCGTACACGCCTAGTGCATTGTACCCAATGGCGATGTTGTTGGTAGAGAACTTTGCAGCCTGTAACGCAGCATAACCGATGGCCACGTTCTGCACACCGGTTTCATTATTTGCTAACGACAGTCCGCCAATGGCAACGTTATAGCTCGCACCAGCCACCGCCAGCCGAGACAACGCACTTACGCCGATGGCAACATTGCGTGTCGATGTTACGTTGCTCCGTAGCGCATCATCACCGATAGCGACGTTGCCAGCAGACGCAACAGACAGGTAACGAAGTGCGTTTTTCCCAAATGCTAAATTGGTCGATAGCGGCCTGACTTCAATTTGCGTGACGGCTGAACCATCCTGCAAAGCCAGCGTGCTGGTTACTGGCGTCACAAGCTTGACCGACACGTTATCGATTGATCCGTCAAAATCCGATGATGGCGTGAAGACCAGACCGCCCGATGCGCCAGCCGTGATTACGGGTGCAAACGTGTCAGACGAGTTGTAGTTCACACCCGCCGCCGTGCCGTTCAGCGATACGGCCACGGTTCCCGCCGTCCTGGTCTTGATTTGGAACGCAACTGAGTATATTGCGCCGTTGGTCAGAGTAATTGCTTGCGAAAGCGTGGCTGTAGAACCTGCCGTGTGCTTGGCGGCCAGTGCTGTACCGTCATGTGCCCAATTTGCGCCGTATGTCCAGCCACTACTGGTTGCGAAGGCTCCATTTGTAACAAGATTGCTGCCTAGCGCTGTTACGAAACTGTTACCCCTAAAGATGGCTTGTTCATTCGTTGTGTCCAACGTAAAGAGTGCTGTTCCAGCCGCATTCAGCATTCTCAGTGCAGTAGTGCTATCGCTAGCTGTTTTCCACGTCGGTCCAATGATTCCGTTGGTAAAAGTTTGAGCTTGGCTAACAGCACCTTCATCGGCACCAGACGTCGACAAATACCCACTACTGAAAGTTCGGGCCATTGCCTCCGTACGGTCAGGAGCGTAATTCTTTGCTATGACCCCATCGTTCCGCCACTGACGCCCATAAACGTTCCCAAACGTTTCCCCACCGCTTCCAACCTCAAGGTCCCAGTATGTTTGGCAGTTTTCGCCGCTTGGCACAAAGCGCGCCGTTACAGAGTTGATTGTCACTGCGTGACTTGACCAACCAAGCGCGGCAGCTGTAACCTCAACGGAGCAGCCAGGCTCCCAAATTGAATCGGTTGGGTCTACACCAGCGTGTCGAGTTGTCAGTGTTGCTCGTGTTGTTTCGGCCAGTGATGCAAGGTAAGCAAGGCCGAGTGCCTCTGCTTGGCTGACATCACTGACTGAATTGTCCCTCAGTACCGGTGCCCAAATCTCACCTATCGCTGCAACACTCACAGCATCCTGGATGATCTCGTCAATGCGGATGCTATATCGATAGATGATTTCCAAGTTCTTTCCAAGTGGCGGTGGAGTATCGAAATAGAACCTGCGAGTGTCATAGTGGACGAGGCAATCAAACAATGATGGGTCGTCAACATACATGATCCCAACGGATTGGGGCATGCCTCCAACTGAAACGCTCACGATTTCATCTGGAGAATACGGTGTTTGAAAGACGGTCGTGGAGTTATTTCCAGCCCAAGTTTCTGTCTGAAGTGTACTTAGAGTCGATCCGCCAATAACGCGAACCGAGTTACGCAGACCCGTCGCATCGACATCAATCGAGGGCTTTATCGACATGGGAAGAGCTTGATCGTCGATAGCCCAATCACCTTCGACATCTGTCAAGTAATAGGCGTACGGAGTCGTTCCAAGACTCTCGAGGCCGTACCAAACTTCACCAACTGCGTCAACTTTGAATTGACGTCCAGATCGCTCTGCGAGCTTACTCAATGCACCGCGCAGAGACTCTCCCTCAAAACCAATATAGTCGACTTGCACTTGCCCCGTAGAGACAATCTTCGAAGCGTTATACATGGCCGGGGCATACGTTTGAAGAAGGTCGCTTACGATATCCCCGTCAGAAATGATAGCCTCGAGGTCACCGCCACCATAGACGCGATCAATCGGTTGGTTCGTTAGAAGTTTAACTGCTGAAGACTGGCAATCGACAATAACGAAGCGATTGGAGCCAGCAGATTCACTCAATGGTTCGAATTGGGTACGAGAAACGAAACCTGACCAGATAGTCTTTGTCTCAGGGGCGGGGTCAATCACCTGAATCGTAACACTCGACCAAGGTGAAATTGCAGGCAATGTTCCGAGATCGATGAACGTTAGAGACGCTCGACCGATCTCCCCACCCATCGGTAGTTGAGCCGTCTGTTCACGATTGGCAAGGTGAGCCGTTAGGTCAACTCCACCAATGATTACCTTTACCGTTCGCCACTCCATCGTTCACCTCGTCGCTCAGTTCGCCAAGACATACATGCCTTGACGACGCAGCTCCTGCACCATTGACTTTGTGATCCGACTCTCTTCCGCAGGGGTCATCCCAGCTTGCCAAGCACCCTCAAACTGGACAGTGAGATATGCTCTCCGGGGTGTCGTTTCGAAGAGGATGTTAGACCCATTAACTTCCATGTCCAAAGCGTCCTGGACCATTCCTGGCAGCCCGTAGAGGTCCTCCAGGCCCTTCTTCAGACCCAAGACGAAGTACTCCCCAATCCTTTCGGCGACACGACTCGGGGAATGAATCCCCCATGCGGCCATGAGCACATCTCTCATTTGGTTTGCCAAGCTAAGCATCGCATCGGTAATTGCATTAATGCTGTTAACATTCTGCATTCCACGCAACATTCCACTCATAAACATGCCGGCGATGTAATCGCCTCGATCCCACATGAGACTTCCAAGATTGAGGAAGACACCGAGAATTTGGTTCTGCATGTTAACGCCGAAACTTACAACGGCTTGCTCGACGAACTGCAGTATGCTCGCAATCTGATTGCCCAAGTTAATCATCATTGAGCCAACTTGCGTCAGAACAACTCCGAACGTCCCAATTACTCCGATAAAGAGGGCCGAAATGGCGTTCAAAAACGCAAGCAGCTCATCTGCCGTTGGGAGATTTGCTTGATCGAGGTCCATCAGTAGTTCGAGAGCCGATCTTAGGGTGTTCACAATCGCCTGCATCTGAGCTGCGAATGCATCGGTTAACAGCGTAGCCTGAGGGCTCAGAACATTGAGAACCCACGTCTCCCAACTCTGAAGCATACGAATCAGATTTGTGTTGAACCGTTGCAAACCAAGATCAAATTGACTTCCTGTAACGGTGTAGTTGGCGATCCCTTGCATTACAGAAAGAGCGGCGCCAATCGCGGAAAAGACAGATTGAGCAGTTGCCCCGAAGGCGGTCAGAAATGCTAGACTCGTAGTCGTGAAGTTGGTTGTGGCCCAGTCACGAAGTCGAATCATCACCTGCTCAACATCTTCCATGAAGCGATTGATATTATTTGTCGTCGGTCCAACATAGTAAGTTAGATCTTGAAGTACTCCTACAGCGTTACCCAGCCCTTGAAAAACCACTCCTGTAACGCGACCAACTTCCTCAACAACCTCGACGGCAACCCCCATAAAATTGGCTCGTGCCCAAGTTGCGAAAGAGTTGAAAAGGGCCTGGTAATCGGTCGTGAAGGCTGTGATGGCAGCGGCTCCAGGTGAGACATAGTCGACCAAACCGGCAAGAACACCAATGGCAGACTCCATCGCTTGCATTGCGCTAGAGAACGCCGCCATCATCTCCTCGGGGACATCCATGATGAGCCATGGACCAGATCGACTCTGCATTACCCAAGTTGCAAAATTCGTGAGCAGAAGTCCCATGTCGGCGATGAAGACGTTAATTGCAGCTTCACCAGGAGATACATACTCAACGAGCGCATCAAGCACACCGATGGAAATTTCGAGGGACGATAGGGCCTCTTGGAAGGTAGTCATCAGCTCTGCTGGGATACTCTTAAAGATTGATATTGCAGGACTGGTTGATATCCAGTTTGCGAAATCAGTCATCAACATCCCAAGATCATTCGTAAACCTCTCAATCGCAAAAGCTGCTGGTGAGACGTATTCTACAAGGCCTCCCAGGACACCCAGGGCCTCACCCATGGCACCTGTCAAGCCAATGATGAGTGCAGCTACATCGTCTTCGATGTCGACCACCAGGGGCCCGATCACGAAGGCGATCCAACGGCCCATCCTCTCAAAGAGGAACTGGAAATCCCACATGAAGCGATTCATATCGTCAATAGCAGGACCAACGTAACCAACCAGTGAGCCAAGAAAGGCAACTCCATCCTTGAGTCCGGCCACTATCCTTCCTGCCGCCTCAGCGAACTTGATTGCGTCATCGAAGGCCTTCCACTGCATTTGGGAGGCCATCGTCTGAAGACGTGCCACGAAGCGTCTGATCGCAAGGAAAAAGGCGTCGGTGTTGTCTATCTCGGGGGCCACATAATTCATTGCGGTAGTCGCCCCCTCAAGAGCATCCTTCATTTGAGAACCAACTCGGCCAGCTACCTCCGCGAATTTGATTGCATCGTCGAAAACCTTCCATTGCATCTGAGAGGCCATCGTTTGGAGGCGCGCGACGAAACGGCGAATTGCCAAGATGAAGGCATCCGTGTTGTCAGTTTTCGGCGGACTAAAGCTCATAGCCGCCGCCAGGGCCTCGAGGGCCGACTTCATCTGAGAACCAATTCGACCAGCGGCCTCTGCGAACTTGATCGCATCGTCAAAGGTCTTCCACTGCATTTGGGAAGCCATCGTCTGAAGGCGTGCAACGAAACTACGGAGTGTCGAGATAAAGGCATCCGTATTATCGGTCTTCGGAACATTGAAGCTTATGGCTGCTGCCAAGGCCTCGAGAGCGGCCTTCATCTGTGAACCAATTTGACCAGCCGCTTCAGCGAACTTGATGGCGTCATCAAAGACTTTCAGTTCCATCTGAGAGGCCATCGTTTGAAGGCTAGCAACGAAATAACGAATTGCCTCAACAAAGGCGTCCGTGTTATCAGTCTGCGGAGCATTGAAGCTTATGGCCACTGCCAAGGCTTCAAGGGCGGCCTTCATCTGTGAACCAATTCGACCAGCTGCTTCGGCGAACTTGATGGCGTCATCAAAGACTTTCAGTTCCATCTGAGAGGCCATCGTCTGAAGACTAGCAACAAAATAACGAATTGCCTCAACAAAGGCATCCGTGTTATCAGTCTTCGGTGGGGTGAAATTCATTGCCGCGGTCAGACCATCCGCAACTCCATCAAGAATAGGGAGAATGCCGCCAGCAGCTTGAGAGAAGATAATTGCGGCTGGCAATCCAGAGAGATTAATCTCTGCCGCTGCAGCCACGATCCCATTAACCAACTTCGGAACAAACTGCTTGAGTTGTGCCACAAACTTCTCGATGTTAGCGTCAAGAACATCCAGCTCAGAGATCTTGGAGAAGGCATCAATGATCTGGTCAAGGTTGCTGAAGATTTGGGCCAGCGGGTCAAGAACAGCTTTAGCGCTCCAAATAGGGCTATTCTCGACGGCGAAGTACTCTGCCAATCGTTGCAGCTGAATAACTACCAGCTTGATATCGGCAATAAGCTTGGTGAGCTTAGATGGAAGGTCCTGAACGCCACCATAGAGAGCGAGAGTTTGCATTGCATCCATCACTCGGGTCATCGCATCGGCAATGATTCCGAGTGTCTGAACTGCTTTGCGGACAGGCCCGGTAAAGGCTTTGTTGATCGCCTCTGTGATTTCGCTGGTCATATCGAGGACGCCCAGGATGAAGCCTTCAATCGTATTCTGGCCAATTTCCCTGAACACCCGAGATGGTGAATGCATGCCGAGCAAGTTTTTGGCTGCCTCAATCGCACTCTGAACAACTCCACTGGCAGCATCAATCAAGGCTCCAGCCATTGACTTGACTCCGTTGATCAAACCTTGAATGATCTGGGCGCCAAGAGCTGCCAAATCTATCCCACTGAGAAATGCCTTGACAGCCTCAAACTTCTCGACAAACCACTCATAGATTGTTACAAGCGTAACACCAATAGCCGTTGTAAGGGCCGTTGTTGCTGCATTAACGATCTCCTTGATGTTCTCCCAAAGGCGCTCCACGGTGTCTTTGATAATCTCCCATGCACCTTCCCAGTCACCCTTGAGAATAGCCATCGCAGTGTTGACGATCCCCTCAATCAAAGTCAATGCACCATCGATGATGTTTTTGATGATCGTCCAAGCGGACGACAAGATGGTTTGGATCTCAGCGCCGTGATCATTAATGAATTGAGCTATTCCCTGAAAGACTGGAACGATCGTCGCGTTAAGAATTTCCATGACAGTAGCGATGATCGCCGAGATCCTGACCCATGCATCCCCAAGAGTTGCCTTGATGTCTTCCCCATGCGCATCAAGAAACGTCTTCACAACACCCAGGACACCCTGGATGATATCCCCAATCGCAGTCAATGCACCATTCACAAGAGTTGTTAGCGAGTCCCAGGCAGCTTGCAGGTTACCCTGGATAGCGCCCACGTTCTCTTGCACTGAAGCAATCAGGATCCCAAAGATCTGTGTCACAATTTCTGCAACCAGGGGCAAAACCGTTGAAGCGATTTCGGTAATTTGTGTAAAAGTTGATGCCAACAGAGCAACGAAATTACTGAACGACTCACCCAAAATTGTGGTCAAACCGCTCATGTTCAAGAGTCCATCGGCAATAGGGCTAAACACTCCAGTTAGGCTTGTCCCATACGCAATGAACTCTGTAACAGCATCAACTACGTCCAACAGCGCCATTCCAAAGTCTTTCAACGGGCCGACGGGGAGGTTCTCGTCAAGGACGTCCCACCCTTCATATCCAGCGATTACGTCACTAATGGCTTGGATGAAGATGCCAATCGTGTCAATAGCTGGCTGCAGGGCATCTCGAATCCCGCCGAAGTTGGTGGCGAAAGCAACTCCGAGCGCAACAACTCCAGCAATAATTAGCCCAATCGGTGAGAGTAGCACCCCCAATCCTGTGGCCAAGGCTCCAACCATCAACAAGACTGGTCCGGCCGCCACTGCCAAAGCAGCGAAAATGATGCCCATATTGACGATCTGGGGATCAAGTGTCATTACTCCACTAAGCAGGTCACTGAGCTTCCTAGCCATCGGTGTCAGGACGTTCTCGAGAAATGGAGTTAGCGCTTTGATCTGGATACTCTCTACGACGCCGCCCAACGTTTCAAGTGCAGCCTTCCACCCCTTCGTTCGTGCAGCTGCGGTCTCTTGCACTCCAGCAGCGCCTTCGATACTGGCCCCCATAGCGGCCCACCCCTCTTCTCCCTCAGCTAGCAGGGTATTCATCGCATTCAGGCCATAGGTGCCAGCCAACGTCTGAACGATCTGGTTGCGCTGCTCCATCGTCATGCCGGCCATTGCGTCTTCAAGCTCGCTCATGATCGTTGGTAGCGCCTTCATCGTTCCAGTCGCATCATACATCGACAGGCCGAGGGCTTGCCACGTTCCCACCACATCCGAGGTATCACGCTGCATGTTCAACAACATCGACTTGAGCTGTGTCCCAGCCTCTGCCCCTTCGATTCCGCGCCCAGCCATTAGCGACAGGGCCTGGGTCACAGTGTCGAGCCCGATCCCCATTGAGTTCGCGACCGGGCCCACGTTTCTCAAGCTTTCAGCCAGCCCACCAACGCTAGCAACTCCTGCATCTGCTGTTCGAACCAATATGTCTGCAATCGATCCTGCCTCACCAGCAGATAGCCCAAAGGTGTTCATCGCAACTGAAACTACGTCAGTTGCTTGTGCTAGGTTCAGTTCGCTCGACGCCGCCAGGTCGATTGCAGATCGCAGTGCTCCACTCAACGAAGCTGTCCCCTCGAGATAACCTTGCATGTCCCCGAAGATCTGGTTTGTTGTCATACCGGCCTTATACATGGCCGTCATTGCATCACCAGCTTCGCTTGCTGTAATTCCCACCAATTGTGTGTCTGCGCCGACGGCCAACGCTGCAGCACTCAAGTCATCAAAGCTTGTTTGAGAGCTCTTGGCCGCCACAGACAGGATGTTCATGGCCTGCTCAAATTCCCCAGCAGTATTCATCGCTTGAACACCCATGATCGCTATTGGGGCAGTCGCCATTGACATCATCCCCCCCGCTTTCATCACGGTACTGCCCATGTTTTGCAGCGACGACGACAAGCTACCCAATTGCCTTTGAGCATCTTGAACATCCGCACCAACCTTTACCATCAACTGTGCCGCTGTGTTCGTGCCACTGCCAAACATAAGTCACCTCACTCCAACTGCAGTCGATTACTGACGTTTCCGTCGAGCCATTACTGATCGATGATCGGCCCTGGCATGCTCCATCGCCTGCTCGCGTGTTAGTCGTTGGGTCTCCATACGCTTGTTCACAAACCCATCGACCTGTACCTTTGCCTTCCACAAAGCCAATTCACTAGCGCCCATTCTGGCGTCCATTTCGGCCAGCGTCATACCGCCAAGATCCTGACACAACTCCATCCGAAACAAGATGTCGTCGTGTCCGTCTAGGATTTTCCCCGCGCAGCATCCTGCGCCGCCTGGGTCAGGCCGTTCAGCTCCATGACTCGCTGAGCCGCCCGGATGATCACCGCGCCACTCGTTTCCAACAGCGCCGGGATGTCGTCCTCGTCAAACTGTGGCTCGATGCAGCCCATGATGAACAGCTTCACCATGATCGCAGGATCTTGTGCAGCCACCTCATCGGCGCCCTTGAACATGGCCATCATCTGTTGCGAACGAGCGATCGGCCACTCGCCCAGCAGGATCTCGCCGCCCCATTCAGGCACCGGGAAATCCTCCGTCCGTAGACCCGCGTTCAACACGGCTTCTTTGGTTAGTCTCGCCATCATTTGCTCCTTTTCTGACTATTGCAGAGGAACCGACCTCGCAGGCCGGCCCCTCTGCGCGCTTGGGTCAACTGCTAGGTACGGGTCAACGGGCCGTGTCCCTTGAACGACCAGGTGCCAGCACCCAGACCATCGAACGACTGGCTCGGCGAGTGGCCAACGACCACGATCGTACCAGAGAAGTAGTCCGCCGTTCCCTGGTAGAAGTTCACCACTGCCTTGGAGCCGGCCGTCAAGGCGGTCCAGAGGGCGGTCTGCTGGGCGTCGGTATCATCGTAGTTGCCCTCAACCTGGCCGGACCATTCCTTGATGCCAGACTCGGTCAGCTTCCAAGAGCTGCCAAAGTTGGAGGCATCCAGTTCGGTCGCGGCGATGTCCAGGGACCAGGTCTTCAGGCCGCCGATGATTGTGCCAGCAGTGCCTCCGTAGACCACACTGCCTTGGGTTCCACTGATAACTGCCATCTTCTTACCTCCGATCGTTTACTCTCTGCAAGAAGTCGTCCATCATGGGCCGCCAATACTGATCGACCAGGTTATCCCAGTCGAACTCTTGGTGGATCGCATAACTTGTGACCAACCTCTTCTCTGCGAGCTGTGAAGGCGAGAGCGAGGCCCTCTCTTCAGTCAGCTCAAGGATTGCGGCAGCCACCCCTGGCACGTCGGGAACGGCCTGCCAACTGCTCTGGTAAGTCCAGTCGAGGCGCTGCGGATCAACCGCCACACCCCAGCGGACCAACTCCGGCATCGACGAAAAGTTAGTGACAACCACTGGGGTCCCACACGCTTGGGCCTCAATGATTGGGATCCCGAAGCCTTCTCCCTTACTTGGGCACAAGAGCATGTCCGCTGCGTTGTAGAACATCGAGAGGTACTTGGGAGTGTACTCGCCGATCCACAGCTTG